TTACTACTCTTTAAAAAATAGTTGTCATCAATAATAAAATCTGTTGTTGAGGTCACTTTTATTTTTAAAGAGTTTTGCCTTAAAGTACCTTCTAGTATTTCTCCAAAAGCAATATCAGAATCTTCTTTTCCTTTTCCATCAGTTAAAGTTACAATAGATCCTTTAGTAAATGAAGCATTTTTGTCTAAGATAACATTAATTACTTTTGTTTGAGAAAATAACCTATCAGTTAAATTGAATTTTTTTTCTGATAAAGTTACAGAAAATTCACAATTTCTTAATACAAATGTGTTAGTATTAAATACATTACCAATTAATGTTCCAGATGCCAAAATTTCTCCATCACTATTTCTTTGTTCAATAGCATCCCCTTCAAACAAATAGGCATTACTAACTAAAGAAATTTGTACTGCTTTTGTTTGATTAGATTCTAATGATAATACTTCCTTTCCTTTTACTGTAGCAACAGCAGCTGTTACGCCTGCTCCTTCTGTTAAAGAATTATTAATAATCAAATCATTATTAACAGAAAAATTGGGAATTGAAGATTCAACAATACATGAGTTAATATTTCCAGATTTTACGTCTTGAATTAAGCAATAAACGTTGTCTCCATTTTTTTCAGAATATTCAGATCTTAAACGCTTGGCAGAAATAGGAAGATCATCCTGAGAAATATTTGAATTATAATTGGAGTCTACAGGAAGTGAATAGAAATTTGCTCCAATAATATATGGGAATACTGGAGTATTTGAACTATCGATAGTTAAGAAGTAAGCATATACTCCTTGTGGATAATCTGGAGTTACACAGAATCTTCCATTATTTTGATCTAACTCTGTCTTTCCAGAATTTATACTTGGAACCCAAACATAATCATCTATAAAAGATCCAGCTGGATAATCACCAATAGAAGGTCCATTTTCTCTAGAAGAATTTAATTGATAACCGCTAGCAAGTCTAATTATTGAAGAATTTGAATCTAAAGGATTTGAATGCCCATAAGGTCCGTAAATTGGATTACCATCATAAGCATATCCTAAAATAGGAGAATGTGTTAATGTATTAGTTTCACTAAACCCAGCAGTTATATTGTCGTTAATTTTATATCTTAAAAGTTTTGGATTAGCAATCACTCCATATCCATAATTTTTTGTTGGATTGTAATTGATGAAAGGAAAAGCATTATTAATGTCTAATGTATCAGAAATTTTTGTGTATCTATTTTTTACCCATTTTTTAATAGAGGCCGTTGCTTGAGCACCAAAACCCACTGCTTCTACTGTAACTTTAGTAGTTTCTCTCGTATAAAATCTTCCGTAATTAATTGATTTACAAGATTCTATTTTACCCTCTGGTGAAAGTACTGCTTCATACTCAGCAAAACTTCCTTTTCCTAAGTCATCAGTAATTTTGATGATTGGTGGTGATGAATAGTATTCACCTGGATCATCAACTCTAATGCTAGTAATCTTTCCGTTAGTAACTATAGCTGTTAATTTTGCTCCTCTTCCAGAAGTTATTGTGATTTCTGGATCTTCTGTAAAATTTTCATCAGTATCAATAAGAATAGAATCTACAGTTTCTCCTGATAAAACAGATCTTGCTTTATTAGGAGTATTATTAACTAAAACAAAAGGAGCAGATTTGTAACCATTTCCTTTATAAGTTACTTTACTTTCTACAATTTTTCCATATTTTACATATTCTTCATCTTTATATCCAACAGCTAAAGTTCCATCTACAAAAATGCCCACATCTCTTGTTGAAGTTTTATATACTTCTGTTGTAATTGTTGGGCGTTTTCTAATTAATCTTAAGATTTTTTGATCTTCTAAGATAATGCTGCTATCAATGTCATTATTAAAAATACTAGTATATGAAGGGAAACTAGATGAACAAACATAATAATATTGATCATCTTCATAAACAGCAGAAACATCAGAAATAAACTTATTAACTTTAGAGTTTATTTGCGGAGAAAGAGCAGTTGCTCTAGAAGAACTGTCATTAATTTGCCAACGAATTGATTCGCTAAATTTATCAAAAATAATAGGATCTCTTGTGGAAAAACCAGAATCAGAAATTTCTATAGTATCGTTGGTACTAGCATAAGGACTTGGGTTAGTTGGAATTAGATTGTAGACAACTCCAACAGTAATTAACTTTACTATGCCAGTGTCATATGTTCCTTGCAAAGTTGAGTAATTATATACTGTTTGACCAACTCCATGTGTTTGGGGATTGATTCTAGTATCAATAATAAATTGATTTACATTTTTCTGTGTAAATGTGATAACCTCATTGCCAATTAATAATTTTCCTTGCTTACCCCAACCTAAAGTTGAATATACATCAACTCTATCGCCAGTAGATTCTGTAACTGATAAATTATTTTTTAATGTAGTTCTTGAATAAACATTGAATTTGCCATTCACAGATGATGGTTGTAACACTAATTCGTAAATGTCATCCCCTTCAAAGTTACCAGAATATAAAACATTGTCAACAACAGCAGAAGCATAACCAATAGATTTATCATAATCGTCTAAATTTTGTACAATTAAATTCCCTACTAATTTTTGAATGTCGCCAGATACAACTTTCACTTTTAAAGCATATGCCGTAGTCCAATCAGAAGTAGAAGACTTTAATGTAAAGTCTTTTGGATTGTAAACACTTACCTGTTCATTATTGTCTTTTGAGACAATAGAGTTAAAAATAAATTTTATAGACTTCTCAGTTCCTTTTGATTTATAAAATTTACCTATATTCTTGATTAAAGTTCTTTTATCTACATTTGTCTTTAAATATTGCTCAGGAAAAGCACCTAAGTACTGTGATTCAAAACTTTTTACTAAAGCATAAAGAAATAGATTACTGATGTTAGTAACAACATCTCCTTGATAATGTGGAGCTGCTTGAGTTGTTATAAACTCAGATTCCTTGTATAGATTTCCTAAAGTAGTATTTCCACTTACTCCTCTAGAAACATATAAAAATTGAGTGTCGGTCTTTTCTTTGTAGAAGCAGATTTCATCACCTATTTGAATATAACCGTTTTTATCTGGAAATGAATCTGTTGATGCTACACTAATAGAAGTGACGTTCGCTAAAATACTTGCCGATAACGTAGTTGTTTGTTGTAATAAATCGTTTTCATATGTATTGATATCACGATATTTTGTGATATTATTAATAATATCTAGAGGCTGACCTTTTATTTCTAACTGCTCGTAGTATTTCTCTACAAACTTAGAAAATTCTGTATAATCACTTGTTATGAATGAAGGTAGTTGAGACTCTACAAGAGTCGAAATTGTTTTTGTCTTAGCAGCCATCTATCTTATTCTGAATAAGTAGTGAATTTACTTTGGGCAATATCTACGTCGATATATGCTTCTCTTAAAACATTGATATCTCCATGCTTTGGTCTAACTCTCAATTCAATTCTGTTATCATCAAATGATCCTTTAATGATCGTTAAATTATACATCATAACTTCACCTTTCATATAATCAACCTTACCCAAGGCGTCATTCAATACAACCTTTGTGCCAGTTAATGAATCTAATCTATATAGGACCAGAACTCCATTACGATCTTCAACATAGCAAGTATAATTAGGATATTCGCTTACAACAAACCCAGTTGATTGAACAACAGGTCCTTCACAATCATCAGCAAATTCATTTTGATAACATATCTCATAATAGAAAGTGGAATTCAATGTTGGATAGAAATCTTTTCTCAATACAATATGAGTATCATTAGAATTAATTGATTGATCAGCATTATCGATCGTACCGATAATTTTACTTAATCTAAATTTACCATTGAATTTTTCAACATCAGATTGAGCAAGATATTTTTCTACAGATTGAATGATTTTCTTTTTAATCTCTGGAGTAGATAATGTCGTTCTTGATCGACTAAAAGAAACACTACTAATAATTTCAATATACAATATAGATGGGTCTACAATTTCTGGTACAACAGATCCAACCATATATGATTTTAATTTATTGACAATCTCTCTTTTTGTAACAGCAGATAAAGAAGAAGTATTCTTTGGTTTAATAACAATCTTAACTTTACCATATTCTGGTGGTACTTCATTCTCTCCACCATATGTAATGATGTCAGAAATTGCTGGATAGATATTTCTTACAATAGCAGCGTAGTCTTGTGCTGTTACAGCTCGATCTTGTGTACCAAAATATTTTGGAGCATTAAATTTGATTTTATCAATGCTTTCGATGTCCTCACCACCATTAGCAGCTGATGTAGTAGTAAGACTAGCAATTGTGAAAGGATAATTTGTTGTACCATTGATATCCTGTAAAACACCAGCAAAAGTAAATTGCTTGGCACCATTGGTAGCAGAAGCATTTGTAATCAAATATGTGATCTCAATATAACTACCATTTTCTAATTTCTTGCCAATAACACCATCACCAAAGAAAATTTCATAATTCTCATCTTCAATCTCTTCTACAAAAAAGACATTTGAGTTTGAGTTAACAGAAAGAATATTATTTGAATATTCAAACGTTTTAAATGCTGTAGATGTAATACTATCAAAAACTCTTACTCTAATTGACGAAACATCCAATCCTACGTTTTGAATAACAAATCTTTGACTTTTTAATGAAGTATTGACTGTATAATAGTTTTTAACAATCGTACCTTCATAAATTGGTAAATTTGTAAATGTAGCTATACCATTAACTACTGATGTTGTAATATCATCCACTACAACATATTCATACAGATCACTATCAAATACGGTTGTAAATCCTGTTCCTTTCTTTAACGTAATTGTATTTGGATATGTTCCCGTAAAATTAACCTGACAAGTTACATTTGCCTTCGGAGCAACTGCTGACTTTGGTGTGTATCCTAATTGCTTGGCAATCGCTACTACATTATCTCTTAGCGTAGCAGAATCAAGAAATAACTCATTCACCACCATGTTGGTGTTGAATGCTGTGTAATACGTATTATATGCTAATACATCCAGTAATGTGCTCCATACAGAACCTTCAAAGTCATAACTAGTAAAGTCCGACTGTGACTTTAAATAATCCTTTAAAGCTGTTTTAATTTGATTAAAATCTAAATTAGAAACCTGAACGTATGGCATTTATCGAGTTCTCTCTAAGAAAAATTGAATTTCGATTGGTGGATCATCTTCTCTTCCAACAATGTCCAAAATCAATTCAACATTATAACCATCGTTATCATAATCAATCGATGTCGTAATCTCATTAATATTAACACGACGCTCGTATCGATCAATTACATACGAAATTTCTTTTTGTACGGTTGTAGCAGTGGCAACATCCAAAGGTTCAAAAAGTATCTTATTTAAACTAGAACCAATCTTAGAATTAAATAATCTCTCACCTTTGATTGTTAATAATAAATTTGCCACCGATTGTTTAATATCAGCCTCATCCTTTTTAACGGTGAGATCACCAGTTACAGGATGAGGCTTAAATGTGATATTCAGATCTTTAAAGGTCTGGAACGTAGGCATTGAAAGAGGTTTTTATTTATTTATGGTCATTCATGCCACCTTTCAACAAAATCATCAAATCCACCTTTACCACCACAGGGTCGAGAATATCGATCTGTAGGGGGATCATTTACTTTTTTATTTGAATTCAGAGCACCATAATCGGTTATTAACCGATCGGTGCCCCAATTCTCTAACATGTATTTTACGTCTCGATCGACTTGGTATTTTGACATCTGTTTTCTCCATAAGAATCAAACAGAACTTTTAAAGGGGTTCCTATCCCTCTGTATAATGTTTCAGAGTCACACCCCCATAATATTCAACGTCCCTGACCACGATAACGCTTCTTGGCGCCATTACGTGACGAAGCAGCGTACTTTGTATGCTTCCCCATACCCTGACGAGTTTTCTTGGGTTTGGACTCAATAACAATCTTATTAGTCAATGAAGGGCGTTTTGCCATAGTTTACCTCGTTAATACTTTCAAATTATACCATTATTTGCCCTTACTGGCAAATATTACGTTAGGAAACTGAAAGGGTGCTACGAACAACCTTTTAGTACCTGGGAATGATGTGAGCTCTGTAGCATCACCTTGTACAGCAGGTAAAAACTTATTGATGAATACACTAGTATTAACAGTAGTAAGTACTTTCCTTGCTGCTGTGGGCGTTAGACATGGAATTAAAGTACCTGGAGCAGCTGGATTGGGAATCCATGGTTGTCCTTCTACAGTATCTGGTGGTATAGCAGCATGTACAAATTGTACTTTTTGCTTGTTGATATACACGTTGGGCGATGTAAAAGGACTTGTTATAGCTTTTGCTGGAAACTCACAAGGTCCATTGAATGATGTTGTATCTATTGTTTTTGGTCCTATAAGGAGCGGCATTTGTCTTCTACCTCTTTTAAACGTTTATCGATCTCATTTAAATATTCAACAATATTCATATAGTCTTCACGTTCAGGGGGTTTGTACATCATTTTGAATGGTACAGGAATTTGGTCTAATTTTTGTTTGAGACTATTGACCAATCTCGTTAAGGAATTCAGGCGTTCCTCCATTTCGTGGTTCCACATTTGTTACATTCTCCTTTTTAATGAGTCCTTCATCGTAGATGCTTTCTACATCGACTTGAGGGGCTTTCAACCCCTGGTAATATTCATTGGCAATAGACTCCATGGAATCGGCAAATTCGTTGAAGTTATCAAAGAATTGCTCTCTTAGCGTTCCATCGGAAGTTTTAAAAGTAACTTTCTGTTTCATGGCGACTTTTTGAGAAATTTTTTATGGCGAAAATTTTTTGGATTAGGGATCCTATCGTTATTTATTTCGGTCGCTTGGATACTTTTGTAGGTTAGAGAGGGTCAAATATGGGACCCGCTCGGCGCGCCGCCCTTAAGGGGGGCAACGGCGAACCACTGCCCCCTGGCGGATGTGCTAGGATCAACCGTTGCCCATCACGACAGCGTAGGCGGAGGGCGAAGCGATTGCCTCACGATCTCGCCACTGCTGACTGCCACGCTTAGTCTTGAACCCTACCCGCTGGCAGATCAACTCACCCTTACGGGGGCGACGGGGGCGAACCGTCTTGAATGAGAACCCAGCGGCGGCGAGTTGGGCAGGGGTGGCGGTGGCGAAGTTCATCTGGTCTGTGTGTGTAGGGGTAGTGTAGCAGATGGGGGGCAGATCACCAACGCTGGCGATCGTAGCGGGCGTCGCCCCATCCATCACGTTCCCAGCGGCGGGCGTCGTAGTCGTCGGCGGTCATCAGGTCGTCGTGCTCGGCGTCTTCATAGAATCGATCGGACTTGCCGAAGGACTCACCGTAAGCGAAGGACGTGGTTGCCATGGTTGGTTGGTTTCGTTTGAACTGAGGTTAGTCTACAGGGTCAGGGCATCTGGCAACTGCCAGGGAGGACACTATTGTAGGTGGCACAGCGGGCAGCGGTCTGCTGGTTGACATGCTGTACGGTCTCGGATGCGAACCCGATCGCTGCCGATCCTACAGCAGCGATGGGGGCATAGAAGGCGGCGCCGAGAATGAGAAGGGCGAGGGTCTTCATGGGGTCGTTTGAACTGAGGTTAGTCTACAGGGTGGGGTGAGCGATCAACGCTCGAACTGTGCCAGACTGCTAGGTGCCACATGGGCGGGAGAACCACAGGAGAGGTAGAAGGCGACCATGCGTTCTGCCTCGTCAAGGGTCTTGAACCACTGGGAGTGCCAGTCGTTGCTGTAGGGGCGTTGGTAGCGAACTTCGATTCTCATGGGGTTGGTTGGTTGATGCTGTTAGTCTACAGGGTCAGGATGGGGTCAGCGTGCCAGCAGGTGACGGTTAGCGAATTGTCCCAGGGAGGCACCTGGCATCATCAGGCGGAGCATGTCACGACGGCGGCAATCATGGGCGCTGATGCTGCCGCTGTGCCATTGTACGATAGCACGACGGGTCAAGGGCGACAGGATGATCCGTTGGCAAGCGGTGCTGCCACGTTCAACGTTGATGAACACGGGCAGGCGATCGATGGCGAAGTTGATCATGGTTGGGTTTGAACTGAGGTTAGTCTACAGGGTCAGGATGGGAGGAAGGGGGGCAGCGTGTGCCACCCCCTCAACTGGCATCAGCAGTCTCGAAAGATTGCCACCTCACGGTAGGACTTCTCACAAGCGGTGAAATCGTAGCGGAGGGTGCTATCGTAGGTTGCTTGCCAATCTACAACCAAAGCGACGGGCACATCGTACAGATCGCTGTAGAATTGCTCAGCGAAGTCTGCCTCGGATTCGTACCAACCAACGAAGCGATCATCACACCCTTCGATGTTATCAATGCCATCCTCATCAGCGAGGGCATCAACAGCATCGTATCCAATCGCTTCACCACAACGAACGTACTCTTCGTAGTTATCAACGAACATACGCTCGTTGTAGTTATCGATGAACTCCAGAATGTCATCGATAGCGTAGTTGTCATCGATCAACTCTTCGATTTTCTCAACAGTGCTAGCGGCGAGCACTTCTTTGTAGTTAGCGGTCAAGGTGACGGTCATTGGTTTGTTTGAACTGAAGGAACAATAGAACGGATGGAGGGGAGAGTCAAGGGGGTGGGGACACCCCCTCAGGTGTCACATGCCGTTGGTGTACTCCCCGATGATCATGCCATTCTGGCGGACCTGAGCGTATCCGAACTCTTCGGACAGGTCCAGGCACAGATCCCATGCCCGATCCTCATCACAGGTGGTGTTCTCCCAGGGAGCGGAGGGGCAGATCACGTCGTAGCGGTTCATTCGTTGTTTGGTTGACTGTCCCCATAGTATGGCAGCAGATCGGGGGCAATGGTCGGTTTGGTGGGCACTGTGAGAAGTGGCACAGCCCCCATAGCAAAGCGCCCCCAAGGCGACTAACCTAGAGGGCGGGAGGGGAGGGAAGGGGCAGCGACGCGGCCGCCCAGTTTGTATAACTAACTCAACAGATCGGGATAGTAAGATTCAACCTCAGAAATCAGTTCCTCATCAGTATAGCTGGTGAGATTTTCTTCCATCTGGTCACCAACAATACGGAGCAGATCTTTGGTGCTCATGTTATCAAGCAAACGGTCGATGTATGCTTCAACGAGTGCTTGACGATCGAAAGTGTTGTTCATGGTTTGTATCAGTTGGAGGGGAAGTTACGGCAGACAGCATCACACAGGACACGAACTAAGTCATCGAATTGTTCCTGTGAGTTGGGGAAATGTTCACAAAAGAACTCATCACAGATGGCATCAATGTCCTCCATCAGTTGTTCCCTGGCAGTCAACATCTCAAGTTTGGTGTTCATTTCCGAAGGGGAGAATTGTAGTAGCGAGTGAAAGCAGTTACAATGATAATGGCGGTTGAGATAACACCAACCAAACCAAGAAAGGTAACAGCGTCACCAGTGAAAGTGTAAGTGTCAGGTGTCATTTTTTGTTTTGGTTACGATAACGATAAGAGGCAGAAGGATCAGGGTCATACATACCCCCACCCATCCGATCTTCAAGATAAAACATGATGCCAAAGGTGGAGAGAATCACTCCCCCAAGAATAGCAGTGATCATTGATCTTCCTCAGGTTGGTTGAGTTCCATGTCGTGCCAGCATTCTGCTAACGGATGCCCCCAATCTTCGATGTCAAAGATCTCACCAGGCATGTCTTGAATCTCTTCCCACATAATGTGTTTTTGTGTTGACTCTGTTAGTATGGCAGCAACAGGTGCCCAGTGGTTGAAATAGTGGACACCTGTTGAACTGGCACACTGATATCAGAATTCGATCGGATTCAGTGTAGGTTGAGCAGACTTCATTTGTTCATACATTTCAGTCATCAGTTGCATATGCTGATCGACAGGATTTGTATCACTGAAACCATCAAGAACTGCTAGCAGTTCGTTACCATTGGTGGCACGATTGAGCAGCGAAAGCATAACAGATTTGGTCATAGTTAGATAGAACAAAGGAACAAAGAATCAGTCTTGAATAGTATAGTCTAAGTCGTAACTATAGACTATACTATTATCTTCAATCTCTATATCTTCATATAGATCTTGATCTATAATCTCTTCTAATACATACTCTTCAAAAGTCATAGTTTGTAAAAAGTAAAGATTAACAAATAATATTTAATTTTTAGTTTTTAAGATTTTGATAAATCTTAAAATATAAGAAAATCCCACTTTGTTGAAATTTGTATATTCAACAAAAGTGGGAATGTAAGGCATCGTGTATGCTGCCAATTCAAGCAAGTCTCATAGAAGAACGGAAAGGCACAGTCTGAAGACCACTAGGGGTGTTTAAAGTGATAAACCATTCCCATTTCTTCTGGAAGATATGCTCACCAGGAGCACCATGCTCACGAAGAATAGCATTGAGACGAGATTTGGTGGTGTTGGATTGCCAACCACCATCAAACAGTTTCAACCAAGTGTCACCAACCTCAGCAATCAAATTGCCATGAAGGCGAACTTGAGACACTCCACCAATATTGGTGACAGAAGTGTTAGTCAAACTCCAATCTTTGCTGTCACGAATGGCAGCATTCATCAGACGTTCGATTTTTCTCATGGGGTGAATCCCTCAGGAACAAATGTAGTATGGCAGGAATGGGGGGCATTGTCAACCCCCTGATTGATTAGTGTTACTTATCAGACATCGTAGCACAGATAAGTTTTCATTTCATCTGTATACATGTCACGTTCGTTATCAGTCAGCCAGGACAATCCTGCCATCATGTTAAAAAAATCAACTTGCCAATTGTTCAGGGTCATGATATCATCGTGGTTACGAATGATATCACTGTTGAAGTAATTCATTGAATGAATTCCTGACGACTCATGTACAATACCATCACCAGACCACTCTACAAGGTCTTCTATGCCACTTTAAATACTGTCACAGGGTCTTACCATTCAGTAGTCGATATACGTATCATCCTGGTCCTTAAACTTTGCTTGACGTTTACTACGTGCTGAGTAACGTTTAGCATTTTGTACTTCATAACCATAATCTTCATAATCATCTTCAAAGTTCACTTCTTTGAAGGATTCGGTATACTTTTTGTTGATTTTAGACATTTTTGAAAGAAATCAGTAACAATTGTGAAGAATTATTGAACATTCGTATTTATTTGTTGAATATTCTCACTTTTAATTGAAGAAGTGATGAATTTACCAACACTTTCACTGTTTTTGATAGTATTTTGAAGGTTTTCTTCGAAATTCTTATCAATTATAGTGTAATTATATTCTTTATCACTAGAATTGAAGACTACAGTACAAATGTCTTCAGTAATACTCACTGATTTAATAGCTGTACTATTTAAATCTTGATATACTACAGTTTGAGATTCTTTGACAATCATTGAAATCATTAAAATTTAAAAATTGAGTTTTTTGAATTTCTTAAAAAACTTAAAAAGTGAGTTTTTTAAGATTTTGAGATTCTGTGGAAAACTATTTTTCCACAAGTCTTGAAAACCTGTGGAAAACTCGAAATCCCTCAACCTCATGAACATAGTATAGGGCATTTGGAGGGGTCTGTCAAGTGCCTGAGAGGTCCTCTGTGCCACTTTGAGAGGTGTCACAATACCCCTTGACATTCGTTCGCTGACGTGCTAAGACAACGACTCCTCCGTACATTAAGAGACATTACCGTACAATACATCACACTACCTATATTTTTTAACCTATTTTTAATTATAGAGTTTTCCACAGGTTTTTCCACAGGTAGTTCCGTATCCTGTGGAAAACTATATTATTTCCATCTAGGACCTATAATCCAACCTACGAGAGATTTACGTTGACCTGATTTAATTTTAGTAACTCTATGTTTAGTTCTTGAGTCAAAGATAATAAGAGAACCAAGATCTAGGTTAGCAGTTGTCAATTGATCATTTGGTGGAAGAAGTTGTAGATGTCCACCTGTGTAAGTATTAGGATCAGATAATTGTAAGGAGAAGGATAATTTTCTTGTATATTCTGCTTTAGGAGTAATATAGTCTGATAGGTTAGTTTCTCTCCAAGCAGGATATTTTTTATTAGCATAAAGTTCTGTTAGTCCAGAGTCTGTATGCCAACCATAATGATCACCTTGATTGTAGACAGTATATTGCATTTGTCCACCATCTAGGTTATTGATATCATACTTAAAATTAAGATCATTAGCGAGTCTGATGTAGTAATCAACAAAAGCTGCTATCCAATTTTCTTGTTGAATCCATGCTACTTGAGTTGAGCGTCTATCTTGTTCAATTGATGGTTGACTACGAAGAATACTAGCAGGTTTGAGGTATGCATCATATTGTTCAAGATGTTGTATCATAATGTTAACAACATCTTGAGGTAAATGAGTTTGAATGATGACGTTATTTTCTGCCATTTTGTTTACGAAGATCTTTGTATTGTTGTTTCAGTTCTCTTTCATTGTAGAAGAGGATGACTTCATTATCTAGATCACGTAACCATTCTTTGACTTCATCACCTATGGCAATAGCATCATCTTTATTTTTGTTAAGGACACGAAAGAATTGATCTTGGTATGCTTCTAGGATAGTATCCACTTGATCTGATACTGATAGTTGTTCTTGTTCTGTCATTTGATTTTGGTGTATGGTGGTTGATTGTACACTGAAACATAGGGTTTTGTCAAGTTTGGGCAGGATTCGTGGAATGTGCCGTTGATGTAACATGCTTTACCTTGTTCGTAGTATTGAATAGGTGGTGGATCAGGTGGTTGACAGATGAATATACCTTGTAGGCATATATTAATCAGATCAAGTGCTAATCCCATGATACATCTTCAAGCATGAAACCAGGCATGACATATGTTTTAGGTTGTAGACCACCTGCTGTTCCTACCTTATACTCCCATTTGTATTCAAATTTGTTATGGCTATCCCATGTTACGAAACCTTTTTCTTTATCGAATCGTGATTTGATTGTGAGAGAGAATCGATTGGAGTAGATATTACGAGTGCGGAGAGCACCGCCTTTTTCTCGTGTTTCAATGACAGTACAGGTATCATCATCGTATGTCATTGCTTTCTCATTGACAAGATAGCAAAGAGTTTGATATTTAAATGGGCGATAGGTTTGTTCTTCAGCATGTGCTGCCAGTGGTAGCATTGCTGCAAGTAGAATCAACAGTTTTTTCATTTTTGAATGACAGTAACGTTATTCAGGAGATGATCATAAGAGATGAATTCACATTTAGTGGGCAATGTGTTGATAATTGCCTGTGTGAATTCTTGAGGGAAACTACCATGATATTTCCAGAACAGTTGAAGTTCTCTCTGGGATATAGTGGTACGTGGATACACTTTAAGTGTATGTTGCCCTTGTTGAAGAGTAGGGAATGTTTCCAGGAGAGATGTGATATGTGATACTGTAAGATGAGAGAGTTTTGTCATTTGATGTAGTATGCTTTTTGTTCGTGAGTTTGAATGAGATCAATTGCTGCTTGATAGATTTTACGAGTAGTGGGAGAAAGATCCAACCATTCAATGGTATCTGCGGAATCCCAATCAACCCATTCAATCATATGGTCATGTTCATCACGAACAAGATCACAGACAATTGGATTACCGAGTTCATCAACAGCAACTGCTTTGTCTTGAATAACAACATACATCAGATTGTACATGATTCTCCTTGAAGAGTGTTACAGTAATTTAGCAGGGAAATGCTGATTTGTCAACGAGCGTAAAGATACCCACCAGACCAATCAGCATTCTCAAACAACCATTCACGTTGTTCAATGATGCGGAGATCATAGCGAACACCTTTAGCAGGAGACTTCCAGGATGCGGATTTGTACACTTCACCAGTCTTTTTATCGACAAAAGCATGAACAGAACGGGAAGAACCACCATCAATCATCACGATCTTGTGGTATTTCTTACCAGTCTCAATCACATAATTGATAGGAGAAGTGCCTTGCTTGAGTTTCTCGATTTGTTGTTTGTGATGCTCAACCGATTCACCTTTGTCAATCAAACGTTGATGACCACGAATAGCATAATCGTGATAGTTTTGAACGAGAGCATCACAGAGCATATAGGACCATTTGAGCACATTCAGATAAGTGGTGTTCTTAGCGTCCTGTTCAGCAACAAATTGAGCGAAGGAGGTCATTGGGTTCCTTGTTTGGTATGTAGATATTATAGGGTCTCAGAAGTCCTCCAGGAGGTCCAGGGGGACACTTTCGTAACTGTCCTCAAAGATCTGTTCTTCCAGCTCATCAAAGATACGCTGTCGTACCATTGGATCGTCGTAATTGTCACGATAGTCAAAGTCAGAAAAATAAGTCATGATTCGTGTGAATGATTACCTCGTACAAGTTCAAGTTTGTCTAATTGGTCAGGATACACGAGAACACAAACATCTCGTTGTGGATTATTAGTTGGTGAGCGAACACATACAGTCATGTATTGTTCACATGTAAAGTTTACTTTACCATACATTCCATCAAAGTAAACCTCTGTCCCTTCTGGCAGCATATTGTTCTGGAGTAATTGGTTCGTCGTTGACGGAGACTCCTGTGGCATCTGGGTAGGCACTGTTGGCGAAATACTGGGCTTGGACATGATTATTAGCGATCACATAGTAGTCTACATGGAGTACAGTTGGAGCGTCATCAGGAGCATCCTGTAATGGTAAATCAAGTTCAACAAGATATACTCTACCATTATTGAGGTGAGTATCAAAATCAATGATTATATCAGCAGTCATAGTTTTTATCTCGTGAAGATCTAAATTGGAATTCTAATTCTTGTATGTAGTTTTCTAACATTTGTATCTTATCATTCAGATCAGCATTTTCGTTTTGTAGATCTTTGATAAGATCAGAATACTCTTTCAGTAGAGCATTAGTTTGATCAGGGTGCATATATTATACCAATAGTGGCATCGCTGTATATTTAGTAGTATTTTGTATTTGTACTACATCACCTACACGATCATAGTTGATCGGAGCATAATATAATTTCTTTTTGGGATTGTAGAATCCCCAGATCGTTTTAACTGGTTTCCCGAGGTTGTAGTCGTACTTGCAGTGATGCTTAAGCACAATACGAACAGTACGAGTGTTATGATCTTCGACAGCATAAGAGTATCCATCAGGTGCTGAATGCGGAAAGTTCCGTAGTATCTCCGTATGTAACATAATCAATAGTCTCTGGGAAACTTGTGCTTACAATCAGGACACAACCAATGATTGACTCTATCCTCACCAAGCAGTTCAACACCGATCACACGACTGTAGAAATACGGAGGAGAATAGAATTCACGACGTTCTTTAGGAATAATACCAGATACCCAGTTAGAATTACACTCTGGGCAATTCTTTAGTTTTGTAATATCTTTGTATTTCACATGAACTCCTCCATATAATAATCAACCGTGATCTCTAGTTCTGCTGCTTTTTGTTCAATAGCAAGCATGAACAGATCATCGATCGGTGTCTCATCAGGATAGCAATTCATCCAGGACTTGTCAATACGAATGTCTTCAATCATTTGCAGGGTTCGTTAAGTTCTTTGAGTTGGAGGCAGATTTCGCTATTGTGACGTTCAATAGATTTGAACAGTTGACTATCACGATGAATGAGAAATACATTCCATCCAAGGATTAAACCAAAACCAATAGTAAACCAGAGATAGTATTTCATGTCAGTACAGTTCGTAGGGTTCAACGTTGAATTCGATCACATCCATGAATTCTTGGAAGCGATTGAGTGCTTTCTCATTCATTTTAGAATCGTTACCAGCAAAATAGAACTGGAGAGCATAACGAGCACGGGTCTCGGGTTGTGCCAGCACACGTTCACGTTCTGCTTTCTGTTTAGCAACCTGAGCGTTGTAAGCAAACATCTCACGGTCAGCGAAGTTGGTGGTGTAGTAGGGGTGAAGCGACATCAGTGGTGCCCTTGATTACCTTGTTATTATAGGGTCAGAAGGAGGGCACCACGTCATTGCGTAGGACAGTTCCTGATCTGTCCATGGATTCCCAGGCACTGTAAAGTTTATTATACAGTGCTGGCACACTGCCAAAATCTTTGGCAATTTGATGTTCTTCTCTACCATCTACTAATTGTAGTGCTGAGAGAAGAATACCAATTTCATGTACATTGAGACGAATAAAATCTTCTGTCATTTTGTAGATACGTTAGATTTGAAAATAAGGTTGGCAAGAGCAATAATAGCAAAGTTCTGCCAGAAAGACAATGCTACACCAAACCAAGATAGAATGAGTCCAAGCAACCATGCTTCAAAGAATAGTCCAGCAGTTGCAATAACAATCAAACCAAGTGTAACACCAATAGCAGTAGAAGTTTTCATAATCAGCAAGCAAGAGCACCAGAGGGGATTTCAACAATTTCAGGTCGTTTTTGAGTGATTCCGTCTTCCTCAAAATCAAACTGATGACGATTATAGCACACCCACTCACCATTACGGAAGAGATAGGCATACTCTTCACCATCACACAGATATTCTTGAAGATTAGTATCGAGGCGAGGTGGACAATCTTCACCACGAGCAGAATAATACTCAGGTTCGTTGTCATTATTCCAGCAGACACTCATGTCACCACCATCAATCAGTTCAGCAACTTTGAAGCGGGTGTTATAATGAGTGTTGAGAATACGACCCAACCATTCAGGATAACCATCCCAATGGTGATAAACAGACAGAACACTGCCATTTTTGAGTTCGATGCCAATACGAGAACGAGTTGCCATAATTAGAATCCTTTAGGTTCGATACAATAATACTGATAATTACCTGATGTACTCATTCCGTGAACCCATTGTCCACCATCTTGAATACATTTTTGATGATCAACTTTGATGTCATGAGCAATAAGAACACAGACACCAGCAATCAACAAGATTACCATCAGGATTTGAAATCCTGACACCCAATCATCATTTGTCATGTTCATGCTTCAATAGAAGTAAGAATAGCACGCCGAGCGTCATATGCTTCAAATTGAGAAGCAAACTCAGCAACTTTTTGATAAGGATTACGAGTGTACAATCCCCAACGTGTGGTGCCTACAATAGCACGGATGACGTAAGGATTGTCAATGCCTAGTGGATAGGGTCTCATGGGGTGTTCCCTTGACTACTTTTGTATAATAACAGGCACATAATCGGATTTCAACCGAGTATGTGCCAGTTTTTGAACTGTCTACTCATCCATCGGGTGACCAGTTCGCCATATGGTAGTGTTAGGAGGATCACACTTTGCGTCCCAAGATCTCACCAATAATTCTGTAAACAACTCCATCTTTTCAGGATGTACTGCTGCTGGATTTTGGTTAATTTGTTCTTTGAGTGCTACTAACTCTTTCCATTCTTCTGTTGTGAGATCTGTATTGGAAGATCTTGATTGCGACATGAATAACTCCTGATTGTTAGGATATTCTAACACTATTTACCAAATATACTTGTGTTCTTAATTATTATTTTATATTGTTGTAATGAAACTTAATCTCTATCGAGTTTCATCTCATCAAGTTTATCGAGAATACCATCAAATGATTTCATATTGTCAATACGACAAAGAAGTTCAGAAATAGCATTACATACTACTGGTCGTTCACCTCTAGCAGCATATGCTAGAGCATTACGAAGTGCTGCTGATGCTTCATCAAGTGATTGTTCTACAGATTGTGATAATGCCATTATTATACCTCAAATTCAGATGATGTGTCGTATACTAGACTGTCCGTAATTTCACGAACACAATTATACATTTCACCAGCAGCAATAGCTAGGTGAGCGTTGCCAAATAAACGTTGTTGTACCATTTCGTAACATTCAGCATATACATCTAGTTTGCTACCAAATGTTTCAATCCATTCTTTACGATGATCTTCGTTTTTAAAATCTGTAATCATTTTTGTTCTCCAGTATAATTTTCAACAATAGATACGTTGTCAACTTTCTCAAGTCGAATTTTTCCATCTTCCTGTGGGATCCATTGAATGTAATCACCAACTTCGAGATCCATTTTAATTAGAATCTCATCAGGAAGAACCAATAGACCATCATCAGTAATTGTGGTTGTAAATGGTTTAAATGGATTTTCCCGTTCGGGATCATTCCTATTATAATCATAGTAATGATCAGAATGTTCTTTCTTTTCTTCCTGATCGGGAATATCTTTACAAGCAACTACAGTAGCTTCCCATGCTTTTTTAAACAAGGTATCATGTTCATCAAGATAATATTTAACAAAATCAATGGAGGCATAAACCAATGCTTCTGCTTTATTATAATCATGCTTTTCCATTGCTTCAATAGCAACATCAAGAATTTCCTTCATTGATGTAATTTTAGTTGTTGCCATGTCAAGGTCATTCATCGTTTGCCAGGCATTATGATAAGAAAACATGGTGTCAATCAATAGTTGGGTACATCATAACTCTTTTGCTCCAGCATGTCAAGTCTGTTAAGAATCTCATACAGAGTATTATCAGTCTCAATCATTTCATCTCTAAAACGTTCAAATTCAATTTCTAATTGATCGATCTGTGAAGATATTTTATCAATTTCTGAAGATAGTGGGGTATAATCAAAATTGTAATCAGTCATTTTCTTCTCCTGTATATCCAGCGTGGAAAGATTGTTTTGGTCTAATTCCTGGTCCATGTGTTCGAACATAATGTGTATCTACAACTCCTGGACCATGTGTATAAAGATGATCATAAGCACATGAAACATGCTCACCTCTACTTCTTACATAACATAAAAATGCTCCACAATAATATTCTCCTTCAAATTCTTCTCTCCAATGTAATGCTCCCATTCCTTCATAAAATATAGCATCACCTGGATTTAATGTTATTCTTCTTGATTCATTAATTGGATATGGTGTGTGAATCATAAAATCCCACAATTTATCACATCCAATATTAACTGATGTATTTAATTCACAGTTTGCCTGATCACGATGAATAGGTAATTTACTTCCTTTAAGATACATTCTAGAATAAGTGAATGTCGGTAATACAGGTTCACCAATTAATTCAGAAAAATAACCTGATTTATGCATCAATAATTCAAGATATGGCAAGTAATTATGATATGAATAACATTTTTCTACTAACCAATCACCTTTTAGATTGTTGTCTACACAAAATTTCTTATAATCTTCACACATTTGATGTACTTTATCTTCTTCGATAAAGTTTCTAATTACAATATAATTGTCCCTACGCATTTTTTGGGCACCTGTTAATCCATCTAATTCAGCATTCATAACTCACACCCAGTCTGGTTTACGTGTTGGCATACGAAGATAATTAGATGCAACCCAAGGTTTGGATGCGATATACATCTTGTAAGCAGTAAAAGTGTCAATGCTTGTGTCAAGTTTATACTCATCTGGCATTGCTCGTACAAATGGTGTTACTTCAGTAATTTTACCCCTGGGAAACAAATAATATGCTTCTAGTAATGTATTATAACACGAATGAATTTTACCATATCGTACAGCATATTCATCACATAGATTCATACCATGTTTAATTAACCAGTAGGCATTGTGAATAGATGATGCTGCCCATTTTGTACAAGGGTGATTACGAAAACCACCTTTTTCTGTACGATAAGCATCACCATCTGCTTTGTGTAGTGGACCATAGTTATGATACCATTTAGATGCAATAAGAGAAAGCATCTGACAGCATTCTAGTGGCATCTTGACAATATGTTTGTCAGGTAGTACGATTGCTGATTCTGCTGGCCATTCTGAAGTTACAAATATGTTCATCGTGTAATTCTCTCGTAGTCCTGTAGTATACCACGTTTGAAGTGTAATTTCAACCGTGGCCAATCTTCCCATTCACCATCCCAGGTAGCAGGGTAGATTTCAATATATTTTGTAATATAATGTGGTTGATACGTGCCATGTTGACCTGTTGGCACCCATTCAAAGTTTAGAAACGCATGTTTTTCACTATACCGTGGGTCATCCTTTTCGATAGTTTCAAATGTATTAGTACCTCTATAGTCTGGATACCACAAAACACCATTGGGATCTAACCAATAGTGTGTCATAGTGCCACTAATACCATATTCTTCTATGTCTTTGGTATGACACTCTACATTTGTAAATTGTTCTCCTAGATTATATGATGATCGAAAGTAATCAAACATACCCATGTTTATTCTCCACTTTTTAATGTATGATAAACAGTTCTACCTCTTCGGTAGATATTTAGATTACGTGGTTCAAAATCAAAGAAATCACAACGAATCTCAAAACTTCTCCATCTAAATGAGAATCCAATATCATGTGGACCAAAACCAATAATTAGAAATGGAATCCAACTAGGATCAGGATATTCATCCCACTGAACTACTAAATCAACAAGAGCAAACCTAGGATAACATGATAGCACTTGAATATACCATTCATGTCCAAAATCTTCGTAATGGCAATAATCAATGAGTTTCACAGGTTTTCAACCTCTTTAGAGAGCGTCATCATATCGCCTTTGTCCAGCACTGTCAAGTTATCCATTTTCTGTGCTGTCATGGTTCTCACATATTCTGTTGTTTTACGAATAATTGCAGCAACAAGTTTCTGTTCAGTATCAGCCCATGTGTTACGCTCATGCCATATAGCATCCATTAATTTTTGTGCTCTGTCAGTCATTTCGGACAATAAAGAAAGTATTTGTATGTAGCCATCATATCATCAGACCAGCGAACTACATCACAACTTTTATAATGGTCTACCACTTCAAAATTCGATGCTGGTTTTGTTGGTTGTGATTTAGTATTAAATGCTGTATCAACCATGTAGAATAGTGCTAGAAATGCCATGCCAATCACGGCACCAAACACTACAGCACGATAATAATCTGAATTTGTCATCAGACCTCACCAGCATATTCAAAATCTTCAATAGCTGACACTGGTACTTCATGTTCATTTGCTACAAGATACCAATGCTCACCCTCACGAATCCCAAGATATTTCATTTGATCATCTTCAAAATAATGTTCACGCATTGCTGCTTGAATCTTGAAATGAATCAATTCAGATTTAGTAGGTACTTTCATCGCTGTAATTTACGTAAAGGTTGTTACCACCGATGTTTAGGTGGTATAATTTGCCATCGTTCATGTAGATGCCAATCCACACAGCACGACCTTGTTCCATGGTTTCATAGTGAACCATCTTAACATCTTCCAGAACAATTTCGTCTGGGTTCTTAATAAATCTGCTCATTTTTCTAAGTATTTTACTAATTTCATTACACCATCTAAATTATCACCGAGTCTTGCTAAAGCAGTATTACAACCAGAGCATAACCAGCCACGAAATTTTCCTGTTTGATGGTCATGGTCACAGAACAACTTTTGATCAATTCTTTCACACAATTCACAAGGAGTGCCAAGAGGAGGTCTTAAAAGACCTTCATTTTTCATCAACACACCAGCAGCACCAGAATGAGCTGGACCATTTTTTGTCCTGCATTTAGCACATTCACTTCTATATCCATCAACATATCTAGGTTGTCGTTTTCCTTTCCATCCTGGTTTTTCGCCAGATTTGTGAAATTCTGTGATAGGTTTTGTTTTACCACACAATCTACATGTTTTTGTAGATATATTTGTTAATAATTCGGATTCAATACCCAATAATGTTAGTATACTCATTATGCTACCCCATCAGCACTATCTTCAAAGTCAAATTCTTTATCTCTCAGACTATCCAATACTTGAAGAAGAAAGGCAATCGAGTTAGCATATTCACGACCATCTTGCCCGCCCATTACCATATAAGCAATCTCTTTTTCGGCAAGTTCAATACGCTCATTTCGTGTGAGTTCTTGTAGTGTAGGGCGATACCATTCACCATTCTCATTCTGTTTGAAACCAGCAGCAAGTTTTTCTTTTTCTTCCTTCTCAATTTCGGCAAGTTTCGTCATCGCATTACCATTTTCTTCATAGAGTTTATCAAGAGCATCAAGAGCCTTGCGTTCTGCTTCACGACGCTCTGCTTCTTCAAACATTTCATCAGGATATGGTCCATAATTGTCATTCATACGTTTTGCCCATCCTAAATTTGGCCATGTGTTTCTAAAAATTTCATTAAGTTTTTCATTACCATAGTCTACCATGATCCATACTTGTCTTCTATTTCTTTCACCCGTTCCATAAAACTATCCTCTCCGTGATCGGCGGCATATAATCTATCAATATGATACATTATATCTGCCATTTTGTGAAGATAATGCACCTGTTCTTCCAGATACTCTATGGTTTCTGGACTATAGTTCTTCACATAACCATACTCATCCTCTTTGTTATTGTTGAGGATTTCTTCTTCCAAGTCCCTAGCAAATTGGGAGACCTGAAAGTAGCAGTAATCACCAAAGTGTCCTCCACTCATGAATAATACTCCGATTCATCAAACGTAAAGTATTCGTGAATTGCTGACATTACAGCATCTTCAATATGTTCTTTGACACTTTCTTCAGTAGGATTTTCTACATGTTTATGAGCACGATGCCATCCACGTTTGACACCTTCCTCAACAGCAATATCAAGGATGTGATAAAGTTTAGGTTTCATTGAATTACCTCATTAATTTCAGTGACAACTTCCCAGTGAGCATCAATCATTGAACCAAATCTACTGGTGCCAGTGCGTGTGCTGACCCAGAAGAAGTATTTGCGGTTTTCAGCAGCAAGGAATAACTCACTGCCAGTATCCTGTTCTACAACACAGACAGGATTACCTTCCATGACGTTAGCAAAACGATTCTTCGCTTTACTACTCTTAGGTTTGACTACAACTTTTCTCATGATCGTAGGTGTTTGATCAATTCGGGGAAGTTTGCTTTACCATGCCATAATAACCCAACTCCCACTCCTATGTCAAGTAGGAATAGGATTACCAAAAGTAATGTCAAGTATAAGGCATCCTTATCGCTTTTTTCCATGGTCTTCTATATTATCTAAATGATTAAACCAAGGTGAGAATAATGCTATTAGTGCCCAAACAATAGCAGCAGAAATGACGAGAAAGTATATCATGGTTGTGAATCTCCAGTTATACTACAACTCCAATTCCATGTAGGTGCTAGAATATCAATATCAATTGCAAATTTATGAGCAAAAAATATAAGTCCAAACAGTCTACCTTGACCAGCATTTAACTGTAAATACGGTCCACAAGCAGATTCCATCCATCCTAATGATATTTGTAGTAATGAATAGTTTTTAATAAACTTTGGATAATGTTTAGATGTGTTGAATAAATGAACAGACCAGTCCTGCCCATAATCAACTCTGTGTGTCAGTTTGATTAGTTTCATCTCTTTTTATATCTGGGTGTGGAGCGTACAATGGACCTTCATAATTACCAGCAAATTCTATTTCTTTTCTGACTTCTTCCCATGAATATGTTTTGACCTTACCAGTCTCAACATCATCTGCCATTTGCATTAATTCTTCTAGAAAATCTTTTGGATATACATCATCTTCATTGATAGATGCCCAAAACCATTCTAGACATTCTGTAAGTGGATCATCATTATTAAGTAAAGCGTATCCGTCATAGTTATCTGACATAAGATCACGCCAGATCCAGAATGTCATTTTAATACTTTGCCATCCTGTCATCCAGCAATGACCAATCCAATATTCCCACCAATTAAGTTTAGTTTTCATAGATTTAAATAACCTTTAAATGGACATTGTTTTTTAGCGAATAATCTTCTATTCATTCCAGATTTTCCTGCTTTTCTAGGATTATTCGCCAAGTTTTGTATTTGTACATCATTAGGTAATATACTGGATTTGATCAGTTTAATACCTGTGTTAAGATCTTCTCCATAAAATCTAACTCTATAAAGTGGATCTTCTTTTTTAATTGAAACTTTTTTGTTTCTATCCACAAATCTGATGGGCACACTAGCTGATCTAGGATAATTACCAAGATTCCACCAACCACCAACAATAACCATATTATTATTTAATGATGTCATTGGATGATCTAGTAATTCAAACCACAAATTATCTGTATTTGTCCAAAAATAAAATGTAGGAAATTTTAATTGGATTACTGGTTGAATTGTATCCAATTCTTTTTCATCTGAAATAATAACAGGATAAAATTGTGGTAAATTATAAATTAACTCCCCATCTTTAATTTCTATTTCAAAATCTATGGGGGACCTTACAACAAATGATCTATTACATTTGTGTTTCCATACTGGACATTCATGATAAGTATGATCCTCAGATTCTGCTTGTGCTTCTGAAATAATGTCATAACCATCAATTTCGTCAGGTTTCAATGGATAATAATATGCCTTGTACATTATATAATTCCCATATATTTGAGATATCTACGATAAGCATGATATCGACCAACTGAAGGTTGCCCAGGAACATTTAATTGATGACAAATTTCACAATACATGATCCATTCGTACCATGGTGTAGTTTCATCTAACACATGATACGGGAATTCTGGTTTGGTGTTTGCTGTTGTCATATCCACTATAAATTAGAATTACTACAAAAGAAGCAAAAATACAGGACATAATAAGTCCTGCTATCTTTGCTCCTATTGGTGTGTTAGAGTTTTCCACCTACTGTGCCTTCATATGTTTGGGAAGTACCCCATCCCTCTTGGCGTCCTTTAAGGTATAATCTGGTTGCATCAATACAAGTGTCTCTGTGTAATGAGGTAACCGCTTCTTTCCCATCTTTGGTATAACTACGCCAAGTTTTGAAACGAGATTCTTCAACACGGAATGTATCATCAATCCAATCTACCTCAGCTATTTCTGGGTGTTCGTTTGGGTGGTTCATTCAAATTCTCCAATATTGTTACTGACTTTTGCTGTGCTATATACGCCCTCAATTCTGGCGTTTCTGTCCATTCCCAGGTTGTTCCATCCTTTTGAGTGTAGGACTTCTGAATAGTTTGAATTTTCATGGATCTCAATGTAAATAGGTTGATTTTCATTCCAGTGTCGAATGACACCAGCAACAATAAAGCAGTTAGTGGCAAGATATGTAATAAAAATTACTGTACGAACAATAGCAACTTGATCAGCTTCCTTGTCGTTTTTTCCTGCTTTTTGTCCCAGTGCCTTTGCCCACCAGCGCCACACCATTCGTGGATACTTCATAGTTTTTAGGATTAAGTTTTTCTCGTTCAATAAGTTTGTTTAGATGGTCTTCATGGATAAACCAACATACTCTATTTTCTTTTTTAATATCTAGACGATATGGAAATGTTTCGTATGGAAATTTAGTCACTTGCCCTCCATTTATATGATTTGGGTCGTCCTAGTTTTGCTCTTGCTTCTTGAAATTCTTCTACAACAATCAATATTTCTTGAGCTTGTTGTTGGGCATGATAATCACACCAAAGTTCATCATTTTTACCTTTACTGTAAGCACAATAAAGATATTCAGCAATAGAATCAATCAATAGGTCGTGATGCGTCATTTTGCAATTCTTTTTGTAGTTGTTTTGCCATTTTATTAATTCTCCTTTCCATCATCCATGCCGCTATTTTATTGTTAGGATGATATACGAAAAGATAATAGAGTCTTTTAAAATTAATAACTACCATTTGCCCCATCAATTCAATAAACTTTGCTACATTAGCGTCCATGACAATCATGTATACTAATACAGCAAAAACAATAAAGATGGTATAGTAGTAAGTATTCATTCTGGTGACCAATCTTGTTTTTCTGCTTTACGAAGTTGTTTTAGTTCCTTCATCATATCTTTAATTTCTTGATATGCATGTTCTGGAGACATTTTATCAGAAATTTCTAAACCAACAATTAATTGAACTTTGTCACCAAAGCGAGCAAGTGCTCGCTCGAAAGCAGATAAATCCTCGTACATATTTAGACTTCAACTAAGAATGATTCTAGCACAGATTTTGGTTTTTGTGTAGGATGTTCTGGATACTTAACAATAACCAGTTCTGTCTTTTCATATCGCTTGGTGCCAGACATTTGATATGGGAAGGTAAGATACCTAAACTCAGTCCAATCCTGATACAGTGAACATACAGCATCGCTGTTGTCATAAGACATCACGAACCCACCTTTGTGTTGCTTCAAGACCTCACAGAACTGTTCGTGATCAAATGATTTATGAAGGGCACCATCTTTGCCATAATAATGGCTAACAGTCTCATAATATGGTGGATCCAGGTATAAGAAGTCATTTTCGTGCTTCGGGATCGTGTCGAAGCAACTGCCATAGGCAAACGACAGGTTCGGATTGTAAAAATTCCTAAGTTTATCAATTCCAGCAATTCGGAACTCTGCTCTAGACTTAACGGTAGAACATCCGATCTTTCCTGAGTACGAACCCTTGATTGCAATGTAAAATGACCACGCTCGGGTGAACTTATCCTCACTATCCAACAACGGAAGGAAGGATTTGTAATGGTCGCTATCAATCAAGGGGAAGTGCTTGGTCACCTCGTCAGCGATGCCAGGAGCGCCTCCAGCGGTCACAATCTCCCAGAAGTCAGCAAGGGGTCGGAAGATGTCGTAAGACTGTACCTTGACGCCCTGAGACGCCAGTAGGATCTCTGTGGATCCACCACCCATAAACGGTGATACGATGCTGGTGATACCAGGATTCACATCACGGATGATCTGAATCAGATCCTTTTTCATCCTGTTCTTACCACCAGCGTAGCGATACAGGGAATGGTCAGTTAATTTCATGGAGTGGTTTAACGTAGTTAAGAAGTTCGGAAACGAAAGATTCTCTATCTGTATATTCCCAGGAAAATCCAGTTTTGTGCTTGACATATTCTACCACATCTGCATAGTGGTTGACAAGATCGAGATTTGTGATAACCTTAGCGTCATACAATTTTCCTTTTGCTTGACATTCTTTGTGAAGACGTTTGCCTTCTTCCTCATGCTCAACAACTAAACGTGTCAAAGCATAAACAACCTGAGTGTAATTACCATGGTCTCCACCAGCACGTTTAGGACGTTTGGTTCCTAATTGATTAACCTTATACTTCCTAGCAACGTAACGAAGATAAGATCGTAGTCCTCTGGTTGTATAGGTATTGAAGAGATTAAGACCATCAGTAGGATCCCAATTGTTGATAATATCCTTGTGGATATTTTTTTGAGCGATCCTAGTGTTGCTCTTATTATCTCGTTTAAGATATGCTTGCTCACCAGCAGAAACTACTTCTTCTGCTTGCTGAATCAACCAATCAAAATCATAATTATTTTTGTACTGATTGACCTTGGCATCAACCAACAACCAATTTGATGGATGATCTGTGCCACCAGCAGTCAGTGGAATGATGTGATCAATTTGAAAGTAACCAATGTTATCTACTTTAAGACCAGTAATACCACAGGTAAAATTACATTCAATGGCTTTCATGATGAACATGACACCCCTAGAATCTGGTGCTGTGTTATTAGCAACAAAAGATTCGGTGTCTTCATCCCACCAACCCATTTGTGCCTTACCATTATCCCTCAGTTGTTTTTTTGCTGGGGCAGGAAGAGAACGATACAGGTGATATGCTTCAATAAATTCCTGTGAAAGAACATCAGATCTTTTGATTTGATCTGGTTTGATGCTCCTGATATGATCAGCACGTTCAACAATCGCCTGAAATTGCTCAAAAGAAGGAAAATATTTTTTACTGGTATCCCTATATGTTGGGAATTTTTTACCAGTAAGGGTAAGTTCGGGGAAAGTCATCGGTTTACAACGGAGATAGCGGGTTTACCTTCAACAAAGATAGTGTTGACGAGATTCTGAAGACGATCGATGGTACGTTGACCATAGTTCTTGAAGACAGGAACAGTCACGAATCCAGTTGGTTTACGGTACATGGTGAAATTACCAGCAGGTATTTTACCACTAGAAAGATCAGCAGCATCATCACGATTGAGACGGATAACCCTACCAATAGTCTGTGCCATCTCGATCACATCGAGAGTACGAAGCAGAATCGTATGAGTAAGACCGTGAACGTTGATACCCTCAGCAAGAATGCTATAGTGGAAGATCACAAATTTGCGGGAAGGATCCTTACCCCAGTCATTGAAGGTGTCAAAGAACACCTCACGATTTACTTTGGTTTGATTGACCCAAGCACCGTATTTGCTGGTGATATGAAGCACATCAAACCCACGATCCTGTAGATCCTGAACAGCAGTAGTTTGTGACAAGAGATTCCACATCACTTTGCTGCTAGGAACTGCCACAAGAATCTTGTGATTAGCATCATCACCCATCTCATCAATCATGTTGAGAAGAGTTACGTGATCAGTATTACAGGCAAGATCACCCTTGAGGCGTTCGTAATCGACAACGTAAGGAACAACGGTGGGAGGCAAAATATAACCCTGCTCAACCATCTCGGTGGCAGGAACATCACAAATTACTTTGCCATAAACATCAACATCATTCATGCCAGGTTTGGCAGCAGTGTTGGAATGTTTGGGAGTAGCAGTGAAGAAGTAGCAACGATCAGCAAGGGCAGCGAAATACTCAGTGGCAGGGAAAAAGTTGCGTTTGACTGAGTTGTGTGCCTCATCAAAGTAGATCGTGTGTACGTTGACACCAGACTGCTGGATCCGTTTGAGGGAGTTATAGGTTGTGAAAATCAGTTTGTTACGAGAGTTATGACTCTCGACCCACTGATGGATAACATTGGGGCGAGTCGTGCTAAAGTGATGAGTTTCACCCGTGTGAACATGAAGAACAGCAGCATTAGTAATATGCTCAAGAAATTCAGCAGACAATTGTTCTGCCAGAAGAATGCGGGGAGCAACCACTACAATGGTGGCAGCATTTACAGTCTCAAAAATACGCTTACAGTCAAAAATCATGGTCGGGGTCTTACCAGAACCCGTGGGCATGATAAGTTGACCTTTCGGATTGTATTCCATAGAAATACAACCACGCTCTTGGTGAGGGCGAAGCAGCATAAGAAAATCAATTCAGTAAAAATATTATGGCATTAAAAAAGGGGTCTGTCAAGACCCCTGTGACAGTTATTCAGTTGGTTGCTGTGGTGTCGGAATTTTATCAGACAATCCAACTAAAGAATCATTAGCATATGCCAAGTTTCCATTACTAAAAATAAAGAATTGAACAAAATAATCTGGATCGCCATTTTTATTCATTGGAAAATTCTGAATACCAAAATCATATGCCTCTTCTTCACTATCAAATTCTACGAATGTGAATTCATTATACAAGAATTTATCAAAGAAATCAGCTCTATCTGATTCAAAATTTGTTTTGTATATAGAATAAATATGATTTACTTTATCTTCATCCGTAGCATTGTCTGGTCCTGTAGTTCTTATCATCATAACAGTTGTATTCATTGTTTCAGTCCAATGTATAATAAATTCAACAAAATCTCTTGCTATCATTGATCTTCTCCTTGTACACTTAACTTAATATCATCAATATTCTCTAATAAAGAATACTGTTGTATGATGTCATACATTTCTTTGGTAATAGGAACGCCATTTTCTTGGCGATCTTTAAATGTTTTAATAGCATATTTTAGTTGTTCGCTAATCAATGTTTCTCTATACTCAGTCATTGATGTATCAGCAAATATAAATTGATCTGGAGTTGATAGATATTCAACTTCATGATCTGGATACATATTATGATAAGTTTCTGGATTAACTGGCCATTTAAATTCTTCAGTATAAATCAAAAAGTCTAGTTCACCTTCAAACTCTTCTGGTTTTTTAGGCGCAACTCTTACAAAATCTCTCCATTGTTTCCATAATTCTCTTTCTCCATCAAATGATTGTGGAGCATCTTCTAAAATTCTCCAGTCAGTTTCTCTTAACATTTGATCAGATTTTTTCAGCACAGCCAAATAAAATCTATCTAGATAAACATCTTTTTTTGCTAAGGAAACTAAAGCACTATTTTTATCATTTTCGTTCTTAGTATTTTGTATAAAAATAGCTGCCTTCAAAGCATCTGTAATTTTAGTGGCATCCTCAATAGAAAGATTTTTATATTCATATCTTACCCATTTAGTTTCTTTTGTTTCAAAATCATATTTTAATTTTTCTTTTTCAAAGAATACTCTACCATTTTTATGTACAGCAAATAATAGAATTCTATCATTTTCATTAGTCCATTCATCTGGTAAATAAGTCAACAGATTTTTATTTACAGTTTCTGTCAAATATATTGCATTGTATTCATATTCATTTGTTTTAGAATCTCGAAGTCTTAGATAAATCAATCTATTTTTTGCATCATATTCTATAAGTGTAGGATTATCTTCAGGTACTTCTAATTTTGTAAAAACAAAATCATCTGGATTGAAAATTGGTGTCGCCATTTTAAATCTTTTATTGTTATTTATTTTAATAAGCTTTGATTAACCATTTCACCCAAACGTAGGAAGTAATCAAAGGCACTTTAGATTGAGGTGCTAAAGATGGAGTAGGTATCAACTGTTTATTGGCATTAAGAGTAAATTTACCTTGTAAAACTTCTATTCCCAATTGAGCAGCAGTTCTTGTTATAGTTACAGATGTATTTGTTGGGGTTCCAGCTGTTGCTGTTCCCTGATCATCAGAATTACCATAACTAAATTTAGTATTAAAATCTGTTAAAGCATTCAAACTTAAATAGTGGGAATGGTTATTTTTTGTAGTTGGAATATATCCAGAAATACCTATATTTTTAGATGGAATGTCAACAGCACCAACAAATTTATAATTATTACCACTGTTTATTGCTGATGTACTAGTTGGAAATGGTTCGCTAGTAAGATTAATATAAGAATTTATTTCGTCATAATTAGCATCACCAATATTTCCAATATTTGTTTGATTATATTGTACTGGGTCCCAAGTACCACTAATATACTGTCCAGTATATCCTGGTCCACCACCATTAACAATAATATTAATACATCCACCAGGAGAAGGAGAGAACTGATCAAGCGATTTAAGCCATACAATCGTTCCATCAGAATCTAAAGAAGTTGAAATAGTATTTGCTGTTGTTAATGGAATCCAACCGCTAGATGGTTTAATAGCATATCCCCAAAGATTAATTTGAACTATAGTATTATTAACAATTGGAGAAGATGGTAAACTACTAGTTACAACTACGTTACTAGATACTCCACCTTCTGAATTCCAATATACAATTCCTTTACTTCCATCTCCGCCACCAACTGGATCTGGTTGACCAGTTAATAAATTATGAGTATGAGTTGGAATATCATATAATTTAGTGCTTTTTAATGAGAAAGAACCAGATGTTTGACCACTTGTACTAAATTCAACTGCTCCATTTACATTAGTATAACCTGTTGTAGAAATTGTACCAATAGCAAAATAATCACTTTCAGTTGGTGTTAATCCAGTTCCAGGTGTTTTAACTTGAGGAATACTTTGAGCACCAGGAACAGCAATTTGATCTATGTACCACAATCCACCATGAGATCCTGGTGTGAGGTTTGATTTATTACTACTATTTTTTGCTGGACCATAATCAGGTATAAGAGCAGGAGATGAAGCAGCATTACCATCTAAAGTTCCAGTTCCAACTGGTTTTTTATTTCTCATATCAGGAAGTCTAAAATCACCTCCAACATTTGCTCCATATAAAGTTCCAATAATAGAATATAAAGCTGGATAATCAGTAGGACTTACATATGAACCATCACATAAAATCCATCCTGGGAATCTAGAATCTGCTTTTCCACTTAAATTACCCCATCCATCAGTTTGAGTTACATCTTTAAAAACTGGCATCATAGATCCAATTGGCAACCCATCAAATTTAGTAGCAAATTTATATTGAGTTGTACCAGAAGTTTGTACCATGTTTAAACCACTATACCATTGACCCAAAATAGGATCTGGTGTAGGAGCTGGACTAAACACTGTGAAAGTAGTTGAAAATCCACCTACAGTAACATTTGTGTTAACAGAAAATCCTGCTATTCCACTCGATAATAATTGAACTCTTAATGTATCTCCATTTGTTATCAATAATGGAGCAGAAGAAGTATATGAGTTAAAAGAACCACCATTTTTGCTTAATAATGCTCCATTTGTAGCAAAAGCTCCAACTGTAGTACCTAAACCACTAATAGTTACAATATTGCTATAAGTAGCAGTTGAGACTGCTGCTGCTGTTACAGTAGGAAATGTAAAAGCATTTGGTACTGTTCCAAAATTACCAGCATTTGTAACTACCCATGTAGTTGTATACGTGCCAGCAGTAATATTAAAAGTTTTAGATTCTCCAGCTATATTTGATGTTTGATATTTTAATTTTACTACGTCATATAATGAAACTGTAGTAGATGTAAGTCCTGTATCAACATCATTAACAATGATAGTTGGGAGAGATCCTGTTTGCCCAGTACTATTTGTGACTACAAATGGAATAGTAGTATCGATACTTTGTATTGTAATAGCATTACTATAAACATATGTACTTAAATTTTGGTTTGTTAATGTAATAAAATTAAATGATGTTGGAGTGTTATCTGGCGCTATACCAGTGCTTACTACCCAAGTAGTTGACGCTCCAGTTCCTACACTTACTAATGAATTTACACTACTAGAATATGAAGTTGGTGATAAAATTCTCAATTTAAATCCTTGACCATTGCTAATGGTTCTAGGAGAAGCAGAAAAAGTATCACAGGTAATTCCATTACATATTGATATCAAAGCGCCATTACTTGCTGTTATAGACACTGGAACATTAATACCAGTAATTTGAACAATACTACTATCTACTAAAGTATTTGGTGTTTGATTGCTTAAATTGGGTATTACAAAAGCATTTGGTGTTGTAACTGGAGGATCACCTGTACTAATATTCCAATATTGAGTAGCATCACCTACATTAACAGTTAATGTATAACCACTATAATATAAAGATCCCGTTGTCATTCTTAACTGTATAAACTGACCATTTGTAACGGTAGCACTATTACCCCAAGTTCCACAACCTGTACCTTGTCCAGTACAAACTCTTATCTGTTGGTTTGTTCCATTACTGCTAATTGAAATTGGTAAATATCCAGTGAATCCTGTTATTTGGATATAATCACTATCATATGTTGTATTTGGCGTTGCTCCAGTTATTGGAGTAATAGTAAATGGATCTGGACTAATATCTTGAGGAGGATAAGAAATATAAACCATGCCATCAGCACCAGTTCCTGCTCCTAAATTAACAACACTTGTACTAAGTGTCACCCAAGCAGATTTATAATAAGATCCTCCACCACTACCACCATTAGCATCTAAATCAGTAGTAGCAAGAGTTCCCCCAAATTCATCAATTAATATGCTATTTGTTGTTCCAGCAATTCCATAACCACCTCCAGCACCTCCACCTCCGCCTCCTCCCGTTACAGGAGCATTTTGACCAGATAATCCAGTTAAATTTAATCCAATTAAACTATCAATTTGATTTATTCCATTTCCACTATTATTACCATTTTGTGTAGGTTTTGGTATTGTCGTATCATCACCAGCACCACCACCGCCACCTCCGCCTCCAGCAAGAGCAATTAAAGTTCCATCTACAAGTGTAATAGCAGCTGCACCACCACCACCTCCACCTGTTCCAGAATATACAGCAGTAGCGGTAGCGCCTCCAGCACCTCCTGTAGCATAACCAAATCCTCCTGCTCCACCATTAACTGCTTTTGAAAAACTAACTCCATCAATTCCTTTAGTAGGAGCGAAAATTCTGATTTTTCTAGCAATTGGATCTGACCAAGTTACTTTAGTAGTATCAAAAGTTCCCATAAGAACATTACCAAATCCACCTCTACCACCATAACTATTCGGAGAATCATCACCACCATTTCCACCACCTGCTCCAACTAAAACAAAATCTAAAGTATCTGCCCATTGTGGAAGAGTATATTCAATATAAGTATTAGTTCCTGTATAAGGAGTAATAGTATATCCACTTTTTGGTGTGGCAATTGTAAAAGTATCTTGTACATTTCCACATCTATAAACAATTTTTTGTGCTACGTTATAAGATGAAGAAGCTGTTGCTTTTATGTATAGAGTGCTTGTTCCAGAAGGAACATTAAAAATTGTAGTAAAATAATTTACTCCATCTAAACTTATTTGAGCATTAGAACCAGCAGTTTGAGTTACAATTGTGGCATCTGTACTAGCATCTAATCCAGAAATAGTAACTGATCTCGCATATGTAAATCCTGGATTAGCATCATATATATCTTTAACTTTAAATGGATATGGATCTGTTCTTGCTGTTCTTGTTTTAACTGTTATTGTTGCTGTCTTATCAGTAAATGTTGGTGGATTTGGACCAGCTGTTGGATTTTGAACCCCAAGAGAAGTTGGATTTCCAGCTGGAGGTCCTTGTAATGTTATCGTACTAGATTTGCTAGTATTATAAGATGTAGATGCTGTTTGTTTAATTGTAACAATATCACCATTTTTAACTACTAAAGTAGTTCCCCATGTTCCAGTATTATTTTTTCTAATTAAAGCGTCACCTTGAGACACTACACAACCAACACTTACTGTTTGACCACTTATTGATGCATCTACAGTAAATGGTAACGTATAAGAACTAGTTCTAGTTACAAGGGGAGTTTCAAGATCACTGTAAGTTCCAGTTGTATATTCTGTTCCTAATCCACTTATTGTTATATCAGAATAATATGTTAAACCTATTTCAGCATTATTTAATGTAGAGGTTGTGGAAACATTAACAAGTCTAAATTCAATAATTTTTACCTGAGCGTTTGTAGTACCACCATTAACAGTTAAAATATCATCAACTGTATATGGACCTGTTCCTCTTTCTACAGTTTGTACTACTTGAATAGCACCAGTTACAGAATCAGTAGCAAGAACTTTTACTGTTAGACCAGTAGCAGTTGGATGTGTAGTATTTGTTGTGGTATAAGTGTTTCCAACAACATATCCTGTTCCTCCAGATGATACCGTAGATAATGGTAAAGAATCTGTATTTGTATAAATTGGAGCAAAATCAACAGCATTTGGATATCTATCTACTTCAGTCCATATCTGCCAATCATCTTGTTTACTACCTAATGTCTGTGTTACGGCATAAGTACCAGAACCATATGTGCCAGTATTATTATTTAAATATGTAGTACCACCAATTGTGGCAGTATCACCACCAACAGCATAAACTGTAAAAGCACCAGTAGTTTTTGTTGTATATGTACTTCCAACTGGTAACCTAGTGTATAAAGTGTCACCTAATTTTAATTGTGTTACTGCTTGTGACCACGTTACACCATCACTTGATATTTGACCATTTCCAGTAGCAGTTGCTCGTAGCAACGCATCGTTGTCAATACCAGTGATAGAAATATTTTGAGTTTTATATGTAGAAAAATCAGTTGGACCTAAATCTACATAATCAACGAATAATCCACTATATAAAGTTGTAATTGCTTGTAATTGTGCTCTAGTTGTGATGCTCCATGTATCAGAAACAGCATTACCAGCACCCCAATAATTATCAGAAAGAGTTAAGGTTACATTAGTATTTGTTGTATACCAATTTTCAGTTTGTATTCTTAATCTTACTGTATCGTTATTAGTAACAGTATAATATTGAGTTAAAGAAGTTGCTGTTGCTGTTGCTGATGCTAAATTAGAAAGAGTTACATTAGTTCCAGATATACCAACTATTTCACCAGATATAGCAGTACCAGATAAATATCTTCCAACTACTAAATTACCAACATTGGTTACATTGCTAATAACATTGCTTCCAGAAGTTGTATTACCAGTAACAACTAAAGATTGAGTTGAAGTGGTAATATATGGTCCGCCATTAACAGAAAAAGCAGCATTAGCAAGATTAGGATAAGTTCCCTTTGGACCAGATCCAGATGTGGCAATAGAAATTGGAATTCTTACTTCTAATCCACCTACTGTAATTAAATTTGAATAATAGGTAGTATTTTTTTCAAAAGTACTTACAAAATCTCCTGGTAATGTTGCTGATGGATTAGTAGATCCAGAATTATCAGTAAAAGTAAAAGTATTTGGTTGTGCATCTGGCACTTTAGTTGCTAAAGTAACTCCATTTGGATCAACACCAGTACCAATTTGTACTTGAACAGTTACTGATGTATTCCATGTCGATGGAGTGGGATATCTAATTTCTATTTGATCTCCAGCACCAACATATACTGGCGTACTGCTAAATGGCATTGATACTATTCACTACACTTTTTAATATTTATGCTTCTTCAATGGATCTTATATCTACCCATTCTCCACCATTAATCCTAACTTGAATTGGTTCGGAAGCTTTAATTTCTACCTTTTCTTTCTTCTTCAAGTGATTCATTTCAACCATAGCTGATGTATAATATTCATCAGTAATTGATAGATTGTTATCATCTACGAAATTAATTTTCTTTTTCATACATCAAATCTCCTTTATAATTATCCCAATAAGATCTAATCATTTTTTGTGTAAATTCATCTTCTCCAGAAATATCTTGATCTGGTATTTCTACTTCATGAACATTTCCTTCTTCATCAGTAGTTAAAGTTTTTCCAGGTCTTAAATATTCGGTTGCTTTAGTTGATGAATTATGTATTTTTATTATACCATCTTCAACTGAAAAAGTTTCCTCTGTGGTATAAACAATAGCACAGCAATTTAGACCAGAAAAAGTTATATGACTGGTATATTTTCTAGTTTGAAAAGTCATTTTTTTAATTATTTATCAAATTTGCCTAACATTAATCCAATCTCCAGGCACAGAAACTCCTATTGGGGTTATTCTTACCTGAACATTAGGATCATTTACTTTTATTTCAACTGGAATTTCAGCATCTGGTGGTTTACCAGAATCTCCCATTAAATATTTAGTTGGGCTAGTTATATATTGTGTTGGAGTATTTGCTACTTGATCAATATCTGGATATGGATAACTTACACTAGCATCTCCAAAATCAAAAAATTCTCCAACATCAGGTGATCTTGTAGTAGCAGTAAAAGATTTCAATAATGTTCCAACCTTATAATTATAAGTTCTAGAATTTGTTAAACCTGATGGATCTGTGTTAAATGGTTGTGAAGTAAATCTTAAATAAAAAGCTTGATTGTTTGTAATATAGATAGTTGAAGACCAGCTAACTCCATCTAAAGAAAGATCCAACCCAGCACTAAGAGAACTAACTGCTGTTATCATATCAATACCAGTTATTTGAGGTGATGCTATTTTATATTCTTTATTTGGATCTAAACTACTTAAAGAAGTGCTAAGTGTAGTTGTTGCTGGTAAATTGAAATCATTTGGTGTATTATCATTATACACAGAAACTGTAACAGATTTACTTATTGTAGATCCATCTATTCCAACAACTGTTAATGTATATAATCTTGTAGCAGGAGAACTTGACCCAGCAACCGATTGAAGTCCAGTTGTTACCGTTATTTGACTACTTGTGGGAACTGCTCCTACTCCTTGATCAATGGAAGCAGAAACAGTATTGGTAGTACTCCAACTAAAAGTTATATCACTACTAGGAATACCAGAACTTCCACTTGTTTGAGTAGTAGCAGTAAAAGAATCGATTGATGGTGGTGGATATGTACCCCAAACTTCAATAGATGCAAGTCCATAGATATCACCAGCATTTTGTAAATTTGAAGCACCTACTCCACCTGTCGAACTAAATTCTGGATTTCCACTAGATAGAGAAGTAAATGTTAAATTTATACCGCTTTGTTTAGCAATAGAATCAACATTTAATTGGTAGGTATGCCAACTATTCCAATAAGAATCCCATGCTCCACCATTAGTACCAGCAGGAGGCAAAGCAGTGGGATAATCAGCAGCAGCAGCATTAGAACCAACACGAGCTATAGCAATTGTTGGTTGTCCAGAAATAGTAGCATAAAAAGTTTCTGGAGTATTATTTGGTCTTTCTCCACCATTACTATCATTTCCAGCTCTTATAGTAAGAATTAGGTAATCTACATATTGTAAATTTAAAGTAAGATAAGCGGATCTAGATCCAATTCTGGGGCTGTCATAACTACCCATCATAAGATAAGGATTGCCAGATGGCGTCAAAAATCCTCCCACCTCACCATTATCTGGTGTTTGAGTCGTTCCAGGAGCTCCAGCGCCAGATCCTACAATAGAAGTGCCGTATAATGTCCAATCACTAGTAACAATACCGTTACTATTAGTGGTATTAGTTACTCCTGGATAAATTGTAGTGAATAAAACTGACATTATTTTATACCATTTCTTAAGTACTTCTTGGTGTTTGCCAAGATCCAGGTATTATAGATCCAGCTGGTGTAATTCTTATTTGAGCATTAGGATCACTTACTTTTATTTCTACTGGAATTTCAGCATCAGGAGGTTTTCCAGAATCTCCTACTGTATATACGGTAGGACTTTGTATATACTGAGATGGAGTATTTGCTACTTGATCAATATCTGGATATGGATAATTTGTAGTGGCATTACCAAAATCAAAAAATTCTCCAACATCAGGTGCTCTAGTTGTAGCTGTAAAAGATTTTGATAATGTTCCAACCTTATAATTATAAGTTATAGGATTTGTTAAACCTGATGGATCTGTATTAAATGGTTGTGAAGTAAATCTTAAATAAAAAGCTTGATTGTTTGTAATAAAAACAGTTGATGCCCAACTTGCTCCATCTAAAGAAAGATCCAACCCAGCACTAAGGGAACTAACTGCTGTTATCATATCAATACCACTTATCCCTGGCGATAATACTTTGTATTCTATATTTGGTTCTAAACTACTTAAAGAGGTGCCAATTGTAGTTGTTGCTGGTAAAGTAAAATCATTTGGCACATTATCATTGTAAGCAGAAACTGTAATAGTTGAAGTAACAGACTCATTTAATTCATTTTTAACTGTTAAAGTATACGTTCTAGTTGCTGGAGAAGTACTTCCTGCTGTAGACTGAGGTAAATTTGTAATATTTAAAGTTCCACCTAAGGAACTGACAGTAAACGTTTCTCCAGCACTACTTGTTATACTAGCACTACCATTACTACCATTTGTAGTTGTCCAAGATAAAATTGTATCATATGCTGGTGTGCCATTGCTACCACTACTTTGTGTACTTGGAGAAGCGACAAAACTATTAATTGTCGGTATTGGAACAAATACTTGCTGTGTACCACTAGCCGTTAATTGAATATAAAGTCTTTTATAAGTTCCTCTACAAGGATCGCCAAAAACTCCATTTACTGGATTTACACATCCAGAAGTTCCACCAATAAAAGTATTATAAACTATACCGTAAGAAGATCCAGCATGACAACCACCATAAGTAAAACTTCCACAACCACCATTTGGCGTTCCATAACTAGCAAAGTCTACTGATGTAAAAGTTGTTGAATATGTAGCATCATTTGGAGCACTTATACATACATTTCCACATCCTTCACAATTTTGTCCACAAACTATTGTGGAATATGGTACTGCTTTATATCCCATTTAAATACTCCTTTAAGTACTTCTCGGTGTTTGCCAAGCCCCAGGTACAGAACTTCCAGCTGGTGTAATTCTTATTTCGGCTTTGGGATCACTTACTTTTATTTCTACTGAAATTTCAGCATCTCCAGCAGGTCCGACAGCATCTCCAACTAATAATGTCGTTGGACTGGTCATATATTGAGATGGAGTGTTTGTTATTTGATCAATGTCTGGATATGGATAATTTGTAGTGCTGTTACCAAAATCAAATTTTTCATTTACATTTGGTGCTCTAGTTGTGGCTACAAAACTACTACTATAAGTTCCAACTGTATAATTGATTGTTCTTGAATTTGTCAATCCAGATGGATCTGTATTAAAATTCAAAGAATAAAATCTAGCATAAACAGTTTGTCCATTTGTTATATATATTGGATTTGCCCAACTTGCTCCATCCGTAGAAAAATCAACCCCAGAAGTTGAACTTGATACTTGTGTTGTCATATCAATTCCCGATACAGGTCCAAGAATAACTTGATATTGAGTTCCAGGATTTAAATTACTTAAAGAAGTACCACTGGTGGTAGTAGAGGCAGCATTAACAGCATTTGGACTATTATCATTATAAACACTTACAGTAAGCGAAGAAGTTGTACAAACACTTCCAGCACAAGCTGTTAAAGTATAATTTATGGTAGCAGGAGAATTAGATCCAGCGACAGATTGAAGACCAGTATTAACACCAACACTTCCTGATGTATTTACAGATCCAACACCCTGGTTGATTGAAGCAGTATTTGAATCGGTAGATGTCCAACTTAAAGTAGTTGTTGAAGCAGGAATTCCTGATGATCCACTTGTTTGTGGATTTGGGCTAGCAGAAAATGAATTTATCTGTGGAGTATATAGAGTATACGATACTGTTACATATCCATTAGGACTATTAGAATTAAGGGCATCATTTGTTAATGTAGCATATGAACTATTATATCTACTTCCTCCACCATAACCACCTTGAGAAGTAGGTCCACTATTATCATAACCTTGATTTCCTCCTCCACCGCCAGGGGCACCACCCCCGCCGCCGCCTCCGCCGCCACCGTCACCATTTTGTGTACCACCAGTTCCACCGTTTGATATATTAGTAACACCAGCAGCCCATCCTTGTACATCTTGACCAGTACCTCCAGTTAGTGAAGATCCTGGGTGGCTAGCACCACCACCACCGCCACTACCTCCTGCTACAATAATCCAAGCATTTGCTACACTATCATAAACACCAGTGGCTCCACCACCACCAGCGCCACCACCAGAAGATCCAGAAGGTCCAGCGTATCCTCCAGTACCACCAGAAGCAACACCACTACCGCCTCCACCAGGACCAGCACGACTTTGACTACTTACGCCATTACCACCAACAGTTCCTATATTAAATTGTAGGTTTCTTGCAGTAAAATTAGCAAGAGTAAAAGTTCCAATTCTACCAGCGCCAGGAGGTCCACCTTGAATCTCAGCATCAGCACCACCATATCCACCTTTAGCACCAGCAACTGTTACAACTACACCAGCAGCATTACTAGGTATAGTAATCGTAGTATTAGAAGTATAAGTCTGAGAAAATGATGTTTGTGACATTTATGGTATAGCGTTTACTGATGTTAATGTTCCAGAATTTCTTGTATTAAATAAAGTTGGTGTTGGATTTGTTATTGTTCCAGTTCTTTTTTGTATAGATCCAAAAGAAATTTTTACTAATCCTTGTCTCATGTATTTCCACGAACTAAAAGTGGATGATCCTAACGTTTTAACTCTTACTTGAGTTTCACTAGTATCAGAAAGAATTTCAACTCCATATGGAGTAGATAATTCTACATTATCAACTGTTAACGTTGTTGGACTAGAAAGATATTGAGTTGGAGTATTTGCTACTTGATCAATATCTGGATATGGATAATTTACACTAGAATTTCCAAAATCAAATATTTCTTGAATATTCGGTGCTCTAGTTGTAACTGTAAAATATTTTCTAAGAGGTCCAACATCAACATACAAATTTTTTGTATTTGTCAATCCATTTGGGTCAGTATTAAAAGGTAATGTAGTAGTTCTTAAATATATAGTTTGTCCAGATGTTACATAAACTGTACTGCTCCAGTTTGAACTATTTAAAGAAACATCACATCCCGAACTAGCAGTTACAGTTGTTGTCATATCAATACCAGATATAGGTCCAAAAGACCAAATAATAGTTCTATTTGGTTCTTGATTATTTTGTGAAGGAACAGTGTAATCATTTGGTACATTATCATTATAAACAGAAACCGTTATAGATGATGTTGTTGAAGTCGTAGGTAATCCATAATTAGCTTCTATACCATAAGCAGTTAATGTATAAGTTCTAGTTGCTGGGGAATTTGATCCTACTAGTGATTGTGGCAAATTAGTTACATTATAAGAAGAATTTGTTATAAGTCCAGATCCTATTCCTTGATCAATTGAAACGGAAGATGAATTCGTTGTAGTCCAATATAAAGTGGTATTATATGCTGGAGTTCCTGCGCTTCCACTTGTTTGTGGATTAGGAGAAGCATAAAAAGATGTTATTGATGGTGGTGGAGGAACATAAAGATCATATTCAACTGTGATATATGGTGTTCCACTATAATAATTTTGAGTATTTAAAGTGACTATATTACTGTTATAAGAACTTCCTCCTCCAACACCAGCATATTGTTGCTGAGCAGCATCGTATTGACTTGCATATGCTCCTCCTGGAGTTCCACCACCGCCGCCACCACCAGCATAAACGTTCAAAACACTGGCAAATGCATTTTGTCCATTTTGTAGTACTCCCACAGGAGGTGAAAATAATATAGCTGAATAACCATTAACACCACCACCATACCCAATGTATCTAGTACCACTTGCTCCACCTCCTCCACCAGCAACTATAATTACAGAATTATTATACGTCACTCCACCAGATCCACCACCGCCAGCACCACCATAATTAGCCGTACCTTTATTTGTATTAGTCCAACCTTTACCACCGCTTGATATTCCAGAACCACCATTTCCACCAGTTGGATTTCCGCCATTAGATCCAACTGTTGGAACATATAGTCCTAAAGTTTTAGTTGTTGTATAATCATTACTGTTAAATGTAAATACACCAAAAGCACCATTTCCCCCATCTCTTCTCGTCCATCCGAGGTTTTGATAAGCATTAATAACGTCACCACCCTTAGCACCAGCAATGGTTATTTTAATATTAATAGAATTTTTTGGAAGCGTTATTGTGGTTGGTGAATAATAAGTTGTTGCTACCATTTTACATACTTATTAAATTTTAATAAGATATTCTACCAAAACATAAGGCATTATAACGTTATCTAATTTTTTTATATTTTCTGTGGTAAGATTGATTGTTGTTTGTAATCCATCAGCTGATATAGTTTGATTATCATTATATTTAAAAGTAAATGTAGTATTTGCTTTTAATTGTGTTGATGTGGGAAGATTAACTTGATGATTATGAGTTGAATTATTCACAGACCCAGATGGCGCTGATATTTGTTGCATATTATTAGAACCTTCATTTCTACCAATATTAGATCCACCACCAGTAGTTACATAAGTACTATCTTTCCATTTTCCTAGATATGTAAAAATTCCTACATCAGCAGCATGACCATGTGATTGGAAATTATCTTCTGTTAAATAATCATTTGGAGAATATCCAGAATTATCAGATGAAAAAAATGGATTTCCAGAAAATTTTATATCTGTAGCACCAGAAAGAGTAAAACTTCCCGAATAAGTTACAGTAGGATTACTTCCCACTAGAGAAGTAATTTCAGTTTCAACTCCAACTTTTTGTACATTAGAATCTTGAGCTGTTGTTAAATTTAAATATTGTCCAGAAGCAGTAGAACACCTAATATATTTTGATCCTAAATCTGGCAATTGAATATAATCCGAACCTAAAGCACCCGTTCCTGATGTTACTTTAGCAAATCTACATGAAGTACCTATTCCTATAACTGAAGCTAAAATTGGAAACAAATCTGCTTTGTAAATAGATCCATCACATCTCAAATATCCAGCTGGTACATAAGTTCTCCATGTTCCTTGATCTGGTAAATTTGTGGAAGGAAGTTGTCTCATAAAAGGAATTATAGTTCCAGTAGTTCCTCCAAATTTTGCTTTTTCTATTGAATAATACTTTGCCATTTTAGTATGCCCTTATTAAATTAATTATAGCTAAAGATGCTGTTGGTATAGTAAAAGTAATTTGAAATGCCGATGGAACATTATCTGGTGTGATATTTGGAATTACACTACCAGTAATTGAATCTGGAAGAAAAAGACTACCATTATCATATGTAATATTGATATTTCCTTGGTGATCATGTGGTGATATAACATCCAAATTTGCTAAATTATTTCTTGTAGTGTTAGTAAAACTAGTAGCAGCATTATTAAACATTACTTGAGTTGGTGCTACTGTATTATCACTTCCTAATCCAGCTGGCGTACCATCATCATAATTAATTTCATAATTTAATGATGCATTATCAGAAAATGGTATATAGGTATTTGCTCTAATTTTTCCATCAAGACGTAATTGTTCTAAAGCGTTTGCCGTTCCGCCAACTACAGCACTAACATTTGCATTTGCATCTCTAAGTTTTTTAGCACTAGTAAACCAATTTTTACCTACGCCATGAGCGCCAGCAGATGTATTTAATGGACTATGACTTTTTGCTGGTAAAGTACCAGATATTGATGCCAAAGCATATCTACCAACACCAGCAGTAAATGGAGAACTAATTGTAATAGTACCATTTGTTTGAGAAGTTCCCCAAACATTATATCCTTGTGTTTTATCACCTTGACCACATCCAGTGGTGTATCTCTCACAAAAGATACCTCTAATAGGATAGTTACAATAAATGTTTTCCCCTACTGTTATTTGAGGATTTTCAAAAACACTAACGCCAGTTCCTGGTTGGTCAGATACATCATTTTTATTAATTGTTTGATATACGCCTGGATGAAAATGTTGTGGAAAATGTTGTCTTCCAAGTTTTCTTGGTACAATATAAATTGGAGTTATATCAAATCCTGGAGTGAATTTTAATTTACCTCCATCAGAATTTTTAATAGTGCCTTGGAAAAATCCATTACCTGTATTTGTAATAGTAATTGTGATATTATTGGCACTAGAAACACCTCCAATTAAATTATAAGGAATTGATAAAGTTTTTCCAATAACATACCCAGAACCTTTTTGTTTTAAAATTACAGTATATGTCTGATTGGTATTTTTTATAACATTAAAAGTTGCTCCAGTTCCTGTAGCAGTTATATTGGTTGCTGCTACATTAGAATAAAGTGTTGTAGTAGTTGCTGTAGGTGCTGTTCCAGTAAAAGTAAAAGCAGTAATTGTACCATCTGGATCTGGAGTATAACTAAGGTTTAAATCAGTTCTAGCATAAAAAGTTTGAGGTGGACCCAAATCTCCTTCAGTGCCAATATATGAAGAAACAACAGCAGCAGCATCTGGTGTATCAACATTAATTGTTGGTTGTGATAATGTACTACTACTAAAATAAGAAGCTGATATATCAGATAATGCTTTTTGATTTATAGAAGGCAATTTAAAAGTTCCAGTATAATTTGGAAATGTACCTCCAAATCCTTGACCTCCATAAGTATCTCTTAATATTTTTGCTAACAAAGGATAATCTGAAGCATTTAATTCTACTCCATTACATAAAAGCCACCCCTTAGGTATTTTAGTCAAAGATCCTACCCATGGAACTATAGATCCAATGGGTTGAGCTTCAGCAGTACGTACTATGTTGTAACTTGTCATGTTAGATTTCCATTAACCACCAACCTTGTTGTGTTGTTGGAGCTCCAGTGCTAGTACCATCATAATTAGTAGCTCCAATGAAAATTAGACCCAAAGCAGCATTAGGAGTTTGTACAATCAATTCTCCACCATTATAAGATGTTCCTGGATCTGGAGTTCCACCAGCATTAGTACCATCTCCTTGAATTTTTATTCCAGTAGGTGCTCTAAATTTAAGTGAAACGTTATATGTTAATAATCCACCAACATCAACAACACGAATTGTATCACCAGTTGTTGGAGTTAAAGGTAACTTAATTACAAGATTAGCGGATGGAGCAACAAAATAATTTACGTTTGATTGAGCATCAACAGTTTCTACACCACCACCAGCATAAACCCATTTTCTAGCTCCAGTTGGAGTAAAGAATCCAGTTTGTCCAGCATAATCAATAGATCCACTATTGTTAATTTTGAAAATACTAGTTTCAGTACCATTTACAATTTTACTAACTGTCAAATCACCACCAGTTACTCTTAAATCTCCAGAAAGAAGATTTTCTCCCAATCCACTGGTAGTTATTACACCACTGATTGTAAGATTACCTGTAGTATTTTGTAGTGTTAGTCTATTCGTAGTTCCATCACTAGCAGTAATTGTCAAATTACCACCTTTCAATAAAGTATTACCAGTGGATCCAGTAACAACAAATTTATCGTATAGACTTCCGCCTACGTTTAGGTTTCCATAAATTGATGTATTTCCATTGGCACTGTCAACAATAAATGTATTAGTGCCATTTCCATCAGTAACAACTAATTTATCTGTATTTGCTGTAGTAGATCCAGAAAGAGTTAATGTTTGATATACTGTTGCTGTTCCAAAAATATTTGTATTGCCATTAGTAGAATCAATAGTAAATACTTCTGTAGCTGGATTTCCACCATCATTTACAACAAATCTTTGTACTGTAGTTAATGAGACAGCATTTACATACGTGAGTTCTCCAAGATATCCTTCTGAAGTAGAAGATAATCTAAAGAGATCGCCAACAGCAACAGTTCCACTAAATGTTCCAGCAGAAAGAGTTTGTAGTGTACCAGAAGATGGAGCGTTTAAAGTAGATGTTAAGTAACTTACAGTCTTAGAGAAGTTGTATCTCACTAAAACAGCATTATCTGGGTGATCTTGTCTTAAATATTTGTATCCACTTGGAGCTGAATTATCAACTACCATTCCACCAGATGAATTTAATTGGTTTCTTGCTCTCTTAACTGTTAATCTTAAAGAAGGTGGGGTTGTAATATTGTTGATGTTTGTAATTTCAACAATTTGTACTAATTCACTATATTGCTCTCCGACTGGAGATACAGTAGTATTTTGACCTGTTACTTGTACGGATCTATCAATTAACAGATAAGCACCAACTTCATATTCCAATGAAGATGCCACTTCTCCAATAGGTAAGTAATAAGTTTCTGGATCACTAGGAGAAACTCTCCATGTTGTATTACCATAAACAGCTGCTCCTTCAGTATCTAAAGTTTTGTTAATTGTCTGTCTCTTAAACAAATCAATATTAAAGTTTGTTGTATTGTTTCCAGCAGTGTGTGATTGAGTAGCAACGCCAAAAGAACCTCTTCTTACCTGGAATAAACCAGAATTTAATCCACCAGCTAAAGTAGTATCACCATTAAATGATGAATTAGCAAGGACTGTTAATGAGTTTTGTACTGTAGTAGTTCCACCTAAAGCACCAATGTTTATTGAAGAAGCAGCAGTAGCTAAATTAACTTTTGATGTTGTAATTGTTAAGAAGTCTACTTGCTGAGCATTTGATTGTAATCTAGCTATTCCAGTACCAGATAATAATCCTTTACCGAACGAAAGATCTCCATCAAAATAAGCGTAACGGTTATAAACTTTCAATACACTACCGTTAACCAAACTATCACTATTTTTGGAATATGCTCCACCAATTTTAACAACACTTGTACTATTTGTATTAGTGTTATTGGAAGTTCCAAGTGAAATTACGGAACTAACTGTACCCGAATGTATATTTAAAACTCCAGTAGTGCTAAAAGCACCAATATTTACTGTTGATGTAGGAGCAATATTACCAATATTAATTACTTGATTTCCTGTCGATGCGCTTCCGATATTTAAATTATTAACATTGTCAAAAGCATTAATATCAGTTGGAGTAGTTAAGAAATTAAAGAATGAAGATGAAGTTGATAAAGATCCACCATTAACATCAAGATTTGCTTGTACTTTAAAATCACCCGTAATTCTTCCATTTCCAACAACAACTAAAGTTCTGTCTAGATCAGTATTAGCAGTTCCATTATTTGTAGTATTAATACCAACTCTACCACTATTTGTGGTCATTACTCTTAATGTAGCAGCAGCATCTGGAACAGAACTATCGCCACCAACTAAGAAAGCATTATTTACAGCATTAAATGTTCTATTAGCAAGTAATGGATTGGCAACAAAATTGCCATTTGCTAGAGTTTTGCCACTAATAAATGCTGTTCCTACGAGATCTAAATTAGCTCTTGGTTGAACGGCAGTAGAAACGAAACCATTAATTTGATCACCATTAGTACCATGCTGTGCTCTGGCAAGAGTATTAATTCCTAATCTAAAGTCTCCATAATTATCTGTGTTTGTTCTTAAAGCTTCTCCACCAATTGGAGCAACTTCTTTCCAAGAATTTCTTGAAATTTCAATTGTTGCTCCAGTAATTAATGTAGGATCATTAGGACTTGTTGAAATTACAAATGGAGTAGAAACAATAAAAGTAGTAGCAGTTTTAGATGTTACTGTTCTAATTCCATTAACATTAGTGAATCTACCAGTTAATCCACTAATTCTTAAAGTAGATCCAACAACAATATTAACGGCAGAATCAGATGTATTAACTCCTGCTTTAAGATTAAATTGAACTGAAGTATTTCCTAAAGCAGTAGATGTAAATACACTTGATGTTATATCAGCATAGTAGTTTGTATAAATCCATCCAAGTGATCCCGTAGAACCTACTTCTTTACCTTTTAATAGAACATCTCCTGGTTTTGGTGATGCTAATCCAAACTGAACAGCAAGACCTAAAGAACTATTCTCTTGATTAGGTGTTTGATTAGATGGAGTGTATCCGTTTGTTTGATCAGCATGTGTTCTAATACTATAATCTTGTCCACTTAATAATGTATTTCCTCTTGGATTCAAGTTATAAACTCCAGCCCATAGTTGATTCTTATGAGCTACAATGTTACCACTTGAAGGAATCGTGCTCAAATCAAACGATTGACTATCTAATGATAAATCTTCACCAGCAGTAGAAGATACGTTAGATACTACAGTTAAAGCATTTGATTCAGATGCTTCTACATTAATTGTAACAGGATTGTTGAAGTTAGCGTTTCCATCAACTGTGATATCTTTTTCAAATACTACAGGCAATTCAAATGTAGTTACTAGTCCACCAATATCACCAGTTTCATCAGCAGCAGTTGTCAATACTGCTTGCTCTAAGAACGTTTCTTGACCTGTAATAGCGTTGATCTTACGATTACCAATATAAAGGTCACCGTTGGAGTTTAATCCAGTATAGAATACAATACCACCGTTTTCTTTCTTAGATTGAGCATAGAAGTCTTGAATATCTGAAAGAACAACTTCTTGACGTAGTGGGAAACCAGTTGAGTAGTTACCAGGACCGAAACCTAGATATTCAAACGTGTGGTTACCTGAACGAGCAATAGATGGACGACGTAGTTCTACATATAATCTCTTTTCAGTTGGATAATCAGAATCACCACAAATAGGAATCTTTCTATCTTCTGATCCAGAAACAGCATTTCCTGATTGTGCTTTAATAGCATTAGTTACATAACTATAACGTGAAAGAGCAGGGTTTAGAATAAGATCTAAAACAACTTCTTTTGTCTCACTATTTTTATAATCATTTGTTGTTACTAATCCATGGATATAGTTATCAGCAGCACAAACTGTTGCTGGAGTATCTAAAATTGTGCTATCTCTAGATCCATCTTTTTTAATTTGGAACCAAAGAGGATCATTAGAATAATTCAGTGGATATAATTGTGAAATAGGTTGTGAGAACTTATAATTTCTAAAGTTTTCACCAACTCCAGGACCAGTTGGATATGGAGAAATATTTCCTTTAATACATGTTAAGTAGTAAATACCTTGTTGTTGATTTGGAATTCTTCTTTGAATTGTTTCAATATCAAAGATATAGAATGTATCTTCAATTTCTCCAGCATCTTCAACAGAAATTACTCTATACTGTACACTGTCATCATCCTGAATAATATCACCAGGAGTAACAGTCAATACGTTAGCATTTTTATTGCTATAGAGATAATCTTTTACATTGGATTTACTTAGAGAATTAGCAGCACTTCCAACGCTATTTTCTTTAGCTAAAAGGTCAGCATAAATTAGAACTGGATTACCGTTTCCGTCATAAACTGGATTATTATTAACATCCAATACTGGTTGAGAGAATCTAGTATTTACAAGAGAATTGTATGAAATATTAGCATTATTATCAATATTTTTGATAATTAAATAATTTTCACCAGTTTCGGGGACATTAAAGTATCCTTGTACCCAACCACCACCAGCTGAGTATCCATTCCAAGTAATTCTACTCAGATCAGATGTAGTAGAAGAATTTACTCGGAATGATCCTCCTTGAGGAGCAGAAATTTTTACAGTAGTAAATTTATCATTCTTTAAAGCATCATTAGTAATTGTATGATCAAATACAGTTAGTTCTAGTAAATCTGTTCCACTTACGTTTACTTTTCTAGCAGATTGAATTGTAAATCCAATCTTACTTTGTGTTTTTTCGCTAGTAATTACTTTTGATTGACTTAATTTATATGGATCATAATCAAAGTTAGCATTTAGCTGTGAAGATGTCAATCCTAACTGTTGAGTAATTGTTCCTCCCGTTGGGTTTGGAATTTGTGTTTCAAAATAAGCAATATTAGGACTTCCACTAGCAACTTTTTTAAGAACAATTTTCTGTGGAACTAATGTTCTAGTTGAGTCAGTTCTTGCTTTTAGAACAAATCCTCTTAATGGATCTCTTACTCCTTCAGCATAATCAGGAATTACATAACGAAGTCTATAAATTCTATCACTAGCTGATCTATCATCATTAAGTCTTAAGTAGTATGTATTCTTACTTCTGTCATCTTTAAGAGTAGAACCAAGTTCATGTAATCTTCTTAGAATATTAAATTGCTGTGTTGTTTCATCTTTTACATTAATATACCACAATCCAGTGCTTGTAATACCTGTAGCACTATCAGTTATTTGAGCGCCAACATCATATCTAACTGGAGATACTCTCTTATCAGCAAATACATAGAAGTTCTTACCATATCCTGCTGTAAATGTTACTCTAGGTGTTCCAGCAAGAGCTTCTGCTGCTGATGTATGAACGCTAAATGTCTTAGGAGAGACATATCTAGCATAATAATACTGAGTTGTAGAAACTGGTTGACTTACACCATTAATTGTAATCTGAGGTAATTGAGAAACGTTTACATCACCAAATGTTCTAAAGAAGATTTTTTGTACTTGGTTAACATTTCCAGGAATATCAAAAATGTGAGCAACATCAGTTTTAATTACATCTGTTTGTCCTGTTGTAAAGTTACATGTGTATTGATGTAGATCATAAGTTTCATCAAGAGTATATTGTTGTAATTCAATCTCTACATTAGCATCGATGGCATCAGTTTCTGAAGAATAAATGTAAATACCAGAGGCAGCATTTTCTTTTGTACTGGCAAGCATCAATTTAGTTGTTGCTGTTGATCCAAAAATATTTGGATACTTAGTTCCATCAGAATAGTCTTCTGGATATGTTCCTCTACCAGGAGCGATTACATAATAAATTGTATTACTATCAAATCCTCTAGGAAGTCTAATAACTCTTTTATCTGGATTTGTGCCATCTTTTGCTCTAGGAACAAGTCTTACTGGTGTTCCAGTTTCAAAATTATGTGGGTTTGATGTGCCACCACCTGTATCTACAGCAAACAATGTTGCTCTAGTAGCAAGATTTGCTGTATCTAAAGTTGGTTCTACTTTTATGACATTAGTAAATTGTGGAGTAGTTTTAGTTACACCAGTCAAGTTACCAGGAGTTGCTTCAGTACCAATCGACTGTGTAATAATTGCCATCAAAGTAGTGATGGTTGTAGCAACATCAGAACAAGTAGGATTAGAAGGATCAACAATAACACTCAAGTCTTTTACTTGAGTTAAAGATGAACCAGTAATTGTTATTGTTTGATTTCTCATGGCTTGAATAGCCATGTCTCTTACCTGATTATAAACATAAACAGATTGTTCTCTTTCGCCTTGTAATAAGGTTGGTTGAGTAGCATAAATTAAAGCAGCTTCATAAATTTTGCTATTTGAACCATACTTAACGTTGAATGCCAAAGCATCGATAACTTTAAGTACATCAGAAATGCATTTTTGATTTCCTCCAGGAATAACAAATGTTGGATAATTTGCCAACATTCTAGCAACAGCTACTTCAGCAATTAGTTGTTTGTTTGATAAAATTAGATTAGAGGCATCAATCCATCTACCACTTAAAGGTGTTAATCCTTGGTTAAGAATTAAATTAACATTGCTAAAATATCCTTGAATTGTTGTTTCAATGCTGTTACATTCTGGATATCCTTTATCTGTACCAGTCCAGCTGCTTGTATCTTGAATAACTGTAGGATCTTTTGTTGCTGGTTGTGATGCCCAAATTCCTTGTAAATTATTATCGCTATCGGTTAAAGATGTAGTTTTTGGAAGGTCAAAATAGAGATATGTACCACTAGAAGTGGTG